TGCCGTCGTCAGGGGTGAACACCGTGGTCGTCCGGGACTGGCCGGGCGACACCTGCTCCGCGAGTTCAGCCTGCGGGTCGACGGGAGGCGGCGGGGGCGTGGGCTCTGGTGTGGCCTGGGCGATGAACTGGTTGAAGACCTTGGCCGTCCGCCCGACGTCGAAGTTGAAGTAGGCGGTCTGCAGGATTTCGTTTCGGAGCAAGCCGCTGAACTCGTCGGGCTCCATCAGCCACGCCTTCCAGGCATCGCTGTTGTCGACCTCGTCGTAGGTGGGCACAGCCTTCGCCAAGTCGGTGAAGTAGTGCGCCCTGCGCTCGTCCGTCGCGGCACCCGCCACGGTCTCCACGGTCGTCGCCTGGGCCGCCATCTGCTTCCGCAATTCCGCGATCTCAGCTGTCAGCTTGGCCCTCTCCCCCGCATCGGTCTCGCGACTGATCCGGCGCATCAGGTCAATCAGGTCGTCTCCGTAGGTTTCGGTGTCCTCGTCCGTGACCAGGGGGGTCACCGGGGCAGTCGCTGCGGGCGGCGCTCCCGGTGTCGCGGACGGGGCGGCCTTGAGCTCCTCGATCTGCTGTTGAAGCGCCGTGATCTGGCCACGAAGGGACGGAACCTCGGCGTTGTACTTCCCCTGCAGGGTCTGGAACTTGTGCTGCCAGTCGTCGGCGGCCGGTGCGGCTGCGGGCGGCGGGTCTGCCGGGGGCTCGTTCGGAGGGGGTTGAGGTGGTGTCTCCTGTCCGGCGATGATCTCGGCGTCCAGGGCTTCCACTTCCGCCGCCTGCCGCTGCACGGCCTCGGGCACTCGCGTATTCATTCACGTCTCCAGCTGCAACTCGGGGTCGGCGGGGGCCGGTATCCCTATGGTCAGCTACGTCAGCGGGACCTTGTGGCCCTGCTTCTGCAGCACGTCCCGTGCGGTTAGCACGGTTCGGTGCAGTTCCCGGAGAGTAGCGAGGCGGCCTCTAAGCTCGTGGGCGTCTGCGTCGATACGCGCGCCGAGGAGCCTAAGGGTGACGGCCTCGATCTCCGTCTTGAACATCTCGTCCACGTCGCGCCATCTCGGGGTCTCCTGCAGCTGGGCTAGGCCAGTGAGGGCGGCCGTCGTGGGCGTCGTAAGCATCTGGCCGGACGCTGATCGCGCGACCGTCTTTTGTCAATACGATCAGCGCATGTCGCCCTGCACCGGCGCTCCGTTCTCCAGCTGCTGGGCGTTGCCCTGGGTGGCCCCCGGCCCCGGCGGCGTGCCGCCCTGCATGCCGCCCTCGGCCGGGCTGCCGCCCGCCGCCGGGGCCCCCGGCTGGGCCTGGGCGGTGAGCGCCGCCTGGGCCTGCATCCTCTGGCGCAGGGTGTCGAGGTCGGGCACCACCTTGTCGGTGTCCATCTGCAGGGTCTTGGCGGTCTCGCGGAGCACGGCGGCCCGGCCCTCGACGCCCATGATCTGCATGTCGACCGGGTTGGCGGTGGTGGCCAGGAACTCGGTGCGCCGCACCTGGGCGGCCTCGCGGGACACGAGGTTGCTCGCGCCACGCGCCACGATGTTCACGTCGCCCTTGAGCTCCTGATCGGTCTCGTAGCGCATGTTGAAGTAGTAGAGGCGCTCCAGCAGCGGCTCCATGACGTTGATGTCGATGTTCTTGATCACGCTGGTGATCATCTTCCCGGCGTTGGACATCAGCATGCTGAGCCCGCTGGCGGTGCGCCCCGCGCCAGCGGCCCGGCTGTCGCCGGTCATGTAGCGGGGGATGCCGCTGTACTCGTCGGCCATGGTGGTGAACTTGTCGAACAGCGCCATCAGGTCCGGCAGGGTCGACTGCGGCTGGAAGAACCGGATCGGCGGGTCGGCGCTCGCCCCGCCCATCGGGTCGCTGTTCAGCTGCCAGATGCGCCACGGCTTCAACTGGGTGATCTGCTCCCCGGGCGCGATGCGGTCGGTGAGGATGCCCACCTGGGGACCGGAAGCGAGGGCGGCGTTGTTGATCATGGCGCGGCTGGCCGCGTTGACGATGTCCTGCGGGTCCTTCACGAGGTCGGCTACGCTGTTGCCCCAGAAGTTGCCGGGCACGCGTTCGTAGGACGTGGCGTAGTACGGCCGCCGGTTCAGCGGGTCGGGGTTGAGCGTCGCCTTGATGACGTAGGGCCCGATCAGCCACGCCTCGACCTGATACTCCTTGGTCGCCTCGGGGACCTGGGCCTTGGTCATCCCCCAGTCCAGCAGCATCTGGCCGTTCACCGAGCCCCAATACTGCAGCCCGTCGATGATGCCGTCGGGGTTGGACGCGAGGCTGGTGCTGGGCCGCCCGGCCGCCTCCTCCTCGTCGATCTCGTCGTACAGCCACATGCGCATGCCGCTGCCGCCGTAGTTCTCCAGCACCGCCCGGATCGCCCCGTCGTCGTAGCCGGGGACACCGAGCATCTCCTGCAGGTCCTGGCGCGACAGCGGGTGGCGCTCGATGAAGTCGCCGTCCTCCGGCGAGGTGGCGCTCGGGCTCGGGTAGACCTTGAACGGGTCGACCCGCTCCCACTCCTTGCAGAGCTTGACCTGCACCACCGCCTCGCCCTGCGGACCCCAGGTCAGGTACGGCTTCATCCTGATCACCGGCCCCTTGATGACGGCGGTGGGGAAGGTGGTCAGGTCGTTGATGAACTCGTCGAGGGCCTGCATGAACCCGCCTTCGAGCAGCTGGTCCTCCATCTTGTCGGCCATGCGCGCGACGCGCTTCTCGGCGATCTCGCGGACCGCCCCGAGGGCTTGGTCCTTCATCATCGAGATCATCTTGACCGTCGCCATCGGGTCGGGCGGCTCGCCCTGGCCCTGGGCGGCGGCCATCATCTGGTCCTTGAGCGGGCCGGTCGCGGCCGCCACGATCAGGTCGTTCACCTCCGGCGGGAGCTCGGCGATCGGGGTGGGCGTGATGGACCACGGGCGTTCCTCGCCCGTCGTCATCATCACGTCCCTGATCCACGCGGCGGCCGCCCGGCACTTGTGCCCGGTCAGCCCGGCGTACACCTCGCTGCCGCCCTCCTGCTGGATGGCGGCCAGCTTCTGCGGGGTGTAGGTGGCCCGGCGGGCGCGCATGTTGTCGAGCATGCGCTGCTCGATGCTGCCGAACCGCCGCGCGTCGCGCGCCAGGGTGAACTTGTGCTTGATGTGCCCGGCCAGCCCGGTGATCAGCGGGGCCGCTTGCCGCTGCTCGGCGGCGGCGCGGTCGTCGGCGTCCCGCTGCTGCAGCGCGCCGAGGCTCATGGCCCGCATGCCGGAGTTCTGCAGCACCACGACATTGGAGCCGCCGCTGTTGGCCGGACCGGCGGGCGTGGTCACCGCGCCGGGGATGGCGGTCGACCCTGCGACAGGCGGCGCATAGCCGCCGCTGCTCCCGAAGGGGCTGGGGCTTGGGGGGATGCCGCCCCCGCCGGGCGTCATGACGGCCATGTCCTACCCTCTCACGTCCAGCCCATCGCCGACACCCTCTGCACCGGCCGCGCCATCTGCCGCTGGTTCACCGCCCCGCCCTGATCAGCATCTGCGTGCAGGCAGGCGTACTGGTCGGCGTCGGCGATGTGGCTGTGGATGTTCTTCTCCGGCTGATCCTCGCTCTCGCCGGATTTCTTGAGCTTGTAGCGGTAGCCCCCCCGCAGGGCGGTGATCAAGGGGCGAGCGCCTTCCGGGCACAGGAGCCGCCCCGGGCCGCCGTCGATCTGCCGGTTGAGGAACTTCTCTACCGCGCCGACGCGCGCCGCCGTCACATTGGTGCGGGCCGGGATGGACTTGAGCCCGGAGCGCTGCACCATCTCGAAGCAGGTGCGCTCGTCGGTCTGCGCCCGCGCCTGCCCCGCCGGATCACCCACGACCAGGGCCGGGAAGCCCGGAAACTTGGACGCCAGCAGCGGCTTGAGCTTGGTGTTGAGGAACCGCTCGATGCCCATGTTGTCCGAGGTGAGGGCGTCATAGGTCAGGAACCTCCCGCGCAGGTCCAGCTGGCTGATGGTGGCGCTGGGGTTGAGCCCGAAGTCCATGCCGATGATCAGCGGCCGCTCGACCAGCCGGATGGGATTGAGCCGCTGCTTGGCGATGTGGAAGTCGGAGCGGAACGTCCGGTACACGGGCAGGCCAGCGAGCGACTTCCCGAACTTGGCGTGGACGTAGACGTCTATCCAGTCCTGGCCCTTCCCCTGCATCAGGTTGGGGTAGTAGTCCTGGGGCAGGTAGTCGAGCCAGTCGGCCTCGGCGGACATGCCTGACGGCTGGATGTACACCCCGCAGTTGGGCGGCGGGTCGTTGAGCAGGAGCTCCCAGCTGGTGTCCATGTCGGGCGGGTTCGACGCGCCCCAGATGTGCTTGTTCTCGGTGCCGTCGTCCTTCACGCAGCCGACGCCGTTGTCCAGCTTCGACGGGTAGCGGCCGACCCGGCCCTGCAGGGCGTCGAACACCGCGCCGCTGATCTCGCGGAATTCGTCGATGATGCCGAAACTGGTCTGGAGCGACAGCAGGCGGCGCACGTCGTTCTGGTCGTCGAGGCCCCTGAACAGCACCTCGCACTCGACGTTGCCGAACCGCAGCATGAACTTGAGGTCGGTGCGCAGGAAGTTCCCGGCCAGCCCGTCAGGGAACCAGCGCAGGAAGTCCGGGATGGATGTGTCTTTCAGCTGCTCGCGGGTGTTGCGCACCCACACCGCCTTGGAGCGCCGGATGCCGTCGCGACAGGGGGCCATCTGGGCGGCGTGGTAGGCGATCTTCATGATCGCGGCGGTGGTCTTGGTGCTGCCCACCGGCCCGACGATGAGCTCGATGAACTTCTCCCCCAGGAAGAAGGGAGTGACCGATCCTACTGGAGTGTATTGAAGTGTTTCAGTCAACGCTGTAACCTAGGCCATGACCGGCCCTCGACCTAACAACCGCCCGATGCTCGTCCATCGAAACACCACGCATGGCCTGTCCAAGCACAAGGCTTACCGCGTCTGGTGTACGATGCGAAGTCGCTGCACCCACCCGTCGCAGAAGCAGTTCAAGGATTGGGGCGGCCGGGGGATCAAGGTCTGCGACCGCTGGCAGGCGTTCGAGAACTTCTGGGAGGACATGGGCTTAGGGTGGGCCGAGGGCCTGATGATCGAGCGGATCGACAACGATCTCGACTACCAGCCCGGCAACTGCCGGTGGGCAACCCGCATCGAGCAGGCGAACAACAAGCGCCACACCGTCTGGCTCGACACGCCGAGGGGCCGCATGTCGATGGCGAACGCCGCCAGGGCTTACGGCATTCCCCGGGCGAAGATCAGGAGCCGCTACTACCGGAGCAAGCCCATGGACGACCTCTGGGTCTGAGTTATCCACAGGTCTTCAAACAACGCCACCCGCACGCTTGCGCGTGCGGGTGGCCCTGGAAGCCAGGGTGGTCATTCTCCGGGCCGCGGTGAAAGCCGTCGGGCCAGCCGTGGGTTCGACCCGGAGGGGCAGGGTCCTAGCTTTGCAGGAAGCGGGTCCACGTCCCCTCCAGGGACGAGACGTAGAGAGCGCCCAGCCCATTGCCGTGGGCCAGGGACGCACCGCCGTTGATCGACGCACCTCCGTAGCCCCAGACCGTCATCGACGCGGCCCCCTGGTTCTGGATGAAGATCGTGTCCCCTCCCATGGTGAACGGCAGGGTGATGCTGTCGGCGGCCGTGGCGACGGCGGTGACCTTCACGTAGGGCGCGGTGACCAGGGTATCCCCGGCGGCGACCGCACCGCCGCCGGGCTTGGCTGCGGCGATGATCTGCTTGGGGCCGGGAGGCGGCAGCTGGGAGGCGAGGGCGGCGACCATGGGGTTTGTCTCCTGGGGTCCAGGGGCGTGACGTCCCTGGTAGAGGCGGGGGCCGAAGTGGCTAGGAGAGCGGACGCTACGCCGGTTTGACGGGGAGGCCAAGGCTGGACGGCGGCGACAGGCTGCCCGTGCCCCCGCCGAACGCGGCCGCCGCGCCGGGCCCTGCGTTCGGGACGTAGGCGGGCCTGCCGATCTGGCCAGGGTGACGCACGTCGAAGTCAGGCACCCTGAGGTTGGAGATGGTGGTGGGCGGCGCGGGGGGTGCGAAGTCCAGGGCCATGGTGGGCGGGGCCAAGGTCGCCCTGGCCGGGGCTGGGATAGGCTCGGCCAGGGCGTCCCCGCCGCCCGGCTCCCGCGTCTGCGCGGATGGGGGAGCCAGTGGGGGTGATTGCGCCGGGGACGGCGCAGGAACGAGGGCGGGGCCGGAGTGGATGACGTCCGACCCGTTGACCTGAATGTTGATCTGGAACCCGTTGCCCGCCGCGCCCGGCTGGGTGGAGAGGGGCTGCGGCTTCAAGCGCCCGATGTCGGTCAGCTGCTTGGCCACCTCCACGGTCAGCGGCGGCGGGATGGCCCCGGCCATGCTCTGCTGGAATAGGCGGGTCAGCAGCGCCTCGGCCATCATCCCGGCCTTGGCCACGAACAGCATGCCCTGGTCGTGGAACTCGTGTCTTTTTTGCGCGACGAGACGACCGAACCATTCCTGGGACGCGAGGAGCTCGTAGTCCGTGGGGTCGACGCCGTATCGCTCGGCGATCTCGTGCGGATGCTCCGCGCCCATGGCCAGTTCGGCCACCATTTCAGGGCTGTAGTGGAGGATCAGCGAGAAGCCGGAGGCGTCGTCTGGCATGGCATGAGTGTAGGGGAAGGCCCGGAGCGGGGCCAGCCCGGGGAGGCTGGCCCCTGGGTCCCGCCGGAGAAGTTCCTTGGGGGGGCTGTTCAGTGTGACGTGACCGTGCCGGGAATATAAGCTTAGGCTTCGTCCTCGACAAGGGCAGCGCTGGCGATGCGCGTCGCGCGGCGGCGGTAGTCGTCCTTGAAGTCCTCCGGCTGCTCCTCCCAGAGATCGAACAGGGTCGACTTGAACGTCTCGTCGAACAGCGCCTTGGCGGCGCGTTCTGGGTCGATGTGCATGGTGTGGGTTCCCAAGGTTCGATGCCCCTCGGACGGAGAGAGTGCGGGGATTTGGGGTGGGAAACAAGGGGGAACGTGAGTGTGTGCTCAGTAGACACCCCAAGGATTTTTGGGTTGTGGGCTGAGACGAACGGTTAATGGACCGGGCACCCCCACCCCCCTCGGTCCCATACCCCCCCGTCCCCCCCGCCTCACGTCTGGAACGGTGTCGGATTTGACTTCGCCGTCTATTTGATAGACATTCTTGGGGCGGGGCGAAGCGCGTCTCGCATGCGGTCATGAAGACCAGTGATCTTTGAAATCGTGAAACGAGGCGATACCCGAACGCATAGCGCGTTGGGTTCCCCGCCGCTTGGCCGCCCGTTCAAGGGATCGGTCGAGCTAGCCCTAGGGGTTTACCCCGGGGTAAACATTCACATATCAAGGATACTTGAAATGACCAAAGCTACCCTTAAGACCATCTCCGCCGCGAACGTGTCCAAGGTTGTTGACGGCCTCGTTGCCGTTGCCGTCGAAGACGCAAAGGCCGGTGTGTCGCGCCTCTCGCAAGTCGCGGCCATCGTGCGTTCGCTAGGACGCCCGATCACCGGGGCGGAATGGGACAGTCTCGTGAAGCCCGGTCTAGTCGCCGGGCTGGAGAAGTCGAAGATCAAGAACCCGGGCGTCATGGCGTCGAAGTTCAAGACCGCCGGTCTTGGTCTCGCCTCCGGCCTCCCTCAGTTCAAGGCCAACGGCCGAACCCTGCGAGACTATCTCGCCGAGTGCGCCGCGCCGATCCGCGAAGCCGTCCTTAAGGACGGGCGTGCGATCGTGGACACGGCCAAGAACGGAGGGCGGAAGCCTACCACGGCGAAGGCCAAAGCCGCCGCGAAGGCCGCGAAGGCCACGGCCAAGGCGACCGAAACCCTTAGCGCGTCCAAGTCGGATGACGCGGGGCATGACGTGTCGCGCTATCACGCGCTCGCCGTGTCCCTGATGGGTTCCGAGGCCGCCGGGACGATGCTGCTGGCGATCCTTAAGGATCACCGCGCGGCGTTCGATCTGTGGGCCAAGGACCAACTGGCGAAAGCCGTGGACACGTCCAAGCCCGCGAAGGCCGCGAAGCCCGCGCCGGAACCGTCCAAGGACGACAAGGCCATTGCCGCGCAACTGCTGGCCATGGCCAACGCGTCCAAGGCGCGTGCCGACAAGGTGAACGGCAAGGCCAACTAACCCGAACGTCAACCTAACCCCGCGCCCATTGGGCGCGGGGTTTTTTTTGTGCCTTGCGTTTACCCCGGGGTAAACGTCCCACCCGTCTCACACTTGCGTCAACCCAGACACGCATGCGTCATTAGACGCATGCGTTTTTTTGTGCGTTGTCAAGGGGTTACCAGGCCACGTGAGGATGCGTCGCAGACATGGGCTGCAAAATCGGGGGCTCAGGGCTACCATTTGGTATCGTTGGTAATGTCCAAAATCGGGACGTTACCACGAGGATGCCAGGCCAACTCGCTGAAATTCCTCATTTAATTTATATAACTATATAGTTATCTGTATATTAGGACCAATAATCCGGCTCAAAATTGGACAGCCCCCCCACGCGCGCCCGGGCGCATGGATTTCGGGCGGCTGCGTCAGCCCCCAACCCTCCCAGCATTTGTCTTCCCAACCCAAAACCCCGGATTATTGTGAGACACCTGATTATTCCTTCAAAATCAAATACTTCCACAACACTTGCCTCTCCCCCTGTATCGCGATACGTTGGACATCACCTCAAAAAAGGATGCTAAAATGCCTCGACCGAGCAAGTTCTTCCCTGCGAATGGCCGTCTCAGCGTGGTGCTGACGCCTGAGCAGTTCTCCATGCTCGACGCATTGGCCATGTACTGGCGCATCACGCGCACCGCCGCAGTCATCCATCTGATCGAGCGCGCGGCCGAACTCAAAATCCCGTTCGACGTCACCGAGCAGAGCAGGATGTCCATCCGCTCACCGGACGCTCCTAACGACAACGTCCATCTCCGATACGTTTCCATCCCTGGCGAGTACGGTGGTCCGTTGCATGTGTGGTGCTTCGATCCCGACGTGGATGGGAAGGTGAAGTTGGCCGAGCCGCAGTTCATCATCGGCAAGATCGACGACGTGGCCGCACTCAAAATTCCCAGGACCACGGTGGCCAAGGCTTTGACCTGGGCGGCGACGCACGCCTACCGTCCGCCGGGCTGGCCGCATCTGCCGCGCCCCTGACCACAGAAAAATGTTTACCCCGGGGTAAACGCTACGCTTAAGGTGGCCTCATGAATGTCGAGCAGTCCTTCTATTCCAGGCCCGGACAACGCCAGGGCTCGCCGGGCATCCGCGTGGCCAGCCGGATCGAGAACCAGCTGACCGAGCTATACGTCACCGAGGAGACGTTCAACCGGGCGGCGCATCTGGTCGACAGGCTGCAGCGGCGCGTTATCAGCCGCCGCCACTACCGCATCCTCGTGGCCATCATGATCGAGAACAGCCTCAGGACCGGGCAGGTGGAGGAGACAGAGCAGGTCATGCTCGTGCTGGCCAAGCTCTGGCGCAGCTGCCCGCAGCGGTACCTGACGTGGTGGTGATCGACGACTACCGGACGGCGGTCCAGCGCATCGTCCGCATCCTCCAGGCCGATCCCTCCGAGCGGTTCCCGGGTGACATCGAGGGCCAGCGTCACATCGCCAAGTCCGTCGACGCCTACCGCGCAGCGGTCACCGAACTGGTGCTGGCGGGGAACCTGAACATGGACCAGGGAGCCGAACTGATGGCCATGGTGGATCGCATTGTCGAGGAGATGAGATGACCGTCCCCATGATCCTCTCCACCGACATCCTGCACTCCACGAAGTTTCACGGTCGGGGATCCTCGGCGGTCTATCGCGCCCGCGTGGCCGCCAACCCCGACGCCTACCGCGCCGAGGTGGTCAGGGTGGTGATGGAGGGCGCGTTCACCACCGAGCAAGGCCAGCGCCTGCACGACATCATCGACGCCATCGTGGCCGGAGGAGAACCCTGATGCCTGGAGCCGTCATCGTCATCATCGCCGACGTGCCTGACCCCCTGGCGGGCCAGCGCGAACTGGTCGAGGAGTTCGAGAGCCTGCTGCTGGCCCTCGACGTCCACGCCATCACGCGGCCGGGCTGGGATCGCTTCAAGTCGATCCTGGCCATGGCCACCATCGAGGCGGGCAACGCCGAGGCAGGCCAGCAGGGCTACGAGAAGGCCCTGGCCCAGTGGAAGGTGAGCCGCTGGTACGACGGGGATGACTGATGTCCGTGCCCGAGGAACTCTGGAACCAGATCGCCTACCAGCACCGCATCAGCACGCTGGCCAACCGCGTGCGCATGCCCTGGCCGCTGACCTGCGCCCTGGACGACGTGATCGAGTACCGGGCCCACCTCGTGCTGTTCCGGCTGCACAACGAGATCGCCGAGTTCATGTTCGACGAGGGCATGGCCTGGGCGGCCGCGATGGAGGAGCGCATCGCATTACGCCACCGGGGCAGGCTATTCGCCTAGGGTATAGCCCTACCCAGCGGCTACACCGTGGACAGGCGTCCCACGGTTACGCTAAACGGTGAAGCCTGAAAGGACCAAAGCCCATGACAGCCACCTCCAAGATCACCGGCAAGCCCAAGGCCCGGCGCGGCTTCGCAGCCATGGACCCCGAGAAGCGCCGCGAGATCGCGCGCAAGGGCGGCGCGGCCACCCGGCCCGAGAACCGATCGTTCGCGAAGAACCGGGAACTGGCTGCGGAAGCAGGCAGAAAAGGGGGAGAAGCCTCGCGCGGCGGCGGCCGCAGCCGGAAGTACAAGCCGGAGCGCGACTGATGGCCACCATTCCTGACCTGCGCAAGCGCCTGCTGGCGGTGGCCGACCGGCTGCCGTTCGCGGGCCTGCCCGAGCGCGTCGCCCTGGCCAAGGAACTGCGCGACATCGAGGCGCAGATGTACCGGCGGCCCTACGTCCGCAAGGCCCCGGCGTCCGCCAACCACATGACCCCGGCCCTGGAGAAGCGCATCCGCCGCTACGCCTGGGTCCACCCCGACATGACCTATCAGGAGATCGGCACCCACTTCGGCGTCAACTCGGGACGCGTGTCCGAGGTGCTGGCAGGAAAGCGCGCGTGATGACCGACCTGAACACCCCCCTGCCCAGCATCCTCGATCACATCGAGGACGAGGTGATGAAGCTGGTCGAGTTCGAGGCATCGCCCGCCTTCATCGAGAGCCCAACCCCGCCGGACAGCCTGATCATGCTGTCCATCTGCGTCAGCCTGCGACGCATCGCCGACGCCTTGGGCGGCAACGACGAGGAGTACGGCATCCAGCAGATGCTGGCCGACTACTGGGCAGATCGAGAGGCCAAGTCATGATCACCCACGCCATCCCCGACATGCTGTGCCCGGCCTGCGGCCACCACTTCACCCACGCCGCCCCGGCCGACGACAGCACCACCGCCCCGGAGCCGGGCGACATCACCGTCTGCATCCGCTGCGCCAGCCTGATGGTGTTCGGTGACGACATGCGCCTGCGTCTGCCGACGCCTGCCGAGGACGCCGAGTGCAGGGCCATGAGCGACGTCATGGAGGCGACGCAGGCCATCCGCGACCTGAACGCCGAGCACACGCCGCCGGAGGGCAAGGTTGGCCACGTCTAGGACGACCATCAACGCCGACCTGAGCGAGATGCTGGAGATGCTGGTGCGCATCTCCATGCCCGAGGCCCTGCGATCCATGTGGGAGGGCCGCGAGGGCGCCCAGGACCACGTCGACGCCCTGCGCGCCGAGACCATCCGGCTGCGCCTCACCGGCGAGCTTCCCGAGCACCTGTGCGTCAAGGTGCTGGACCGCTGCGACCAGCGTGAAGCTGTCTTGCAAGCGTCACCGACCCAGGCCACAACTTCACTGTTCAAACCCACTGGAGACCTGAGCGATGTCCGAGACCGATACGCCCGCCACCGAGACCCCCGCCACCGAGACCCCCGCCACCGAGACCCCCGTCACGATCCCCGATCCCGCGCCTGAGGCCGACGCTCCCGGGTCCGATGACCCGGAGCCCGACGCCGCCTGATTACCCCGGGGTAAACGTGAGCCCGGCGGTCGCCGGGCTCACGTCGCCCGAAAATGGCCATTGTAAGGCTTCCGTGGCCCTGCTACGGTTAAGTCTTATCCAACCAGAGGGGCTACTCATGCGACTTCTCAAGACCCTGGCGTTCGCCGCCGCCGCGCTCAGCGTGGCGTTCTCGGCCCACGCCGTGACCTTCTCCTTCGCCCCGGGCTCCGACACCCCCGGCTCCGGCTATTCCCCGACCACCGGCTTCGTGGTCATCGACGACTTCAACCAGCTGTCCGACCTGAGCCCGTTCAGCGGCTCCGGCTTTGGCCTGCTCGGCCCCGGCAGCGACCCCTCTGGCGCGGACCCGGCCTTCCCGACCACCAACAACACCACCTATCTCTCGGTGCTCGGCGGCGGCTCGGCCACGGCCAACTTCGTGAACCCCTACAGCGGGTCGTTCCAGTTCGACTGGGGGTCGATCGACACCTACAACACCCTGACCATCCACCGCACCTCGGGCATCGACTTCGTGATCAACGGCGGTCTGTTCCCCCCGGCGAACGGTGACCAGGGCGCCAGCGCCACCAACGGCGTGTTCACCGTCAACGCGGCGGGCGACTTCCTGACCGGCTTCACCCTGACGTCGGGCCAGAACTCGTTCGAGATCGACAACTTCGCGGTGCGCGGCGGCATCAACCCGCTGACCGGCGGCGGCGTGCCGGAACCGGCGACCTGGGCGTTCATGATCATGGGCTTCGGTGGGGCGGGCTCCGTGCTCCGTCGCCGCCGCTCGGTGCTCGCCGCCATCTGAGGACTTACCCACCTCGGACCGGCGACCATCGGAAGCCCGCCAGCCCACATCTGGCGGGCTTTTCGATGCCTACTTCTTCCCGAACGGGTTCTGCTTGCGGTCGGCCGCCTTGTCCTTGGCCGACCCCTCCTTCATCCCCTTGTCCTTGTCCGCGCCGGACTTCTCGAACGGCTTGAAGGGCTTCTTCATCAGGCAACTCCGAGGCGCTGGATCACGAGGATCAGGACGACGACGAGGGCGGCCACCGGGATGGCCCACTTGAGCCACGCGAAGGGCGGCGCGGCCGGGATGTAGTAGGCGATGCCGACGGCGATGCCGACAATGACCATCATCACGATGGCGAACACCAGCAGGGACATGGGCGGGTCCTCCTGGCGGGCACCCTACGCCTGCACACGTCCCTGGCAAAGCTTCACAGTTACCGCTTGACGAGCCCCCGCGCGATGGGTACCCATGGTGAAGCCATGAGGCGCTTGCGCCGACGGTTCGGGGTGGTGGCCGTGATTAGCCCTCGCGGTCGCCACCCCGTCGAGCTTAGCGACCCTGCCCGCGCTGGGGAGAGCGTGCGAGGGGTCGAACGAAGGACGTGACCACGGCCCCGACCGAAGGGACACGCGACCCTCGAACTTCCCCCGGTGGATGGTTGGACACGCCGCCGGGGGTTTTGGGTAGACCGCTGCGGAGCCACGCCCTCTGCACCCCCCGGTCTCGCGGGGGCGTTGGACGGACTGGCCAAACAGTCCCGTTCGCAGCGGTCTTCCCAAGACCAGTTTACCCCGGGGTAAACCCCCATATGCAGGACGCCTCTGATGCGCGTTGAGACCGTCACCCACCGCCGCATCGGCGCTATGGGCTACCCGACCGCCGTGTGGATGGTGTGGGAGGCCGTGCCGGGCACCACGCCCTTCGCCGTGGCCTTCTACGAGCGCGAGCGCGCCGCCGCCTGGGCAGCCGCCGCCCCGCACCGGCACCTCAAGGCCGCCCCCACCCAGATCAAGGACGCGTGCGCATCATGAGCGTGGTCACCGAGGCCCTGGTGGCCGAGTACATCCGCAAGCGCAACCAGATGGACGGCGCGTCCAAGCGGCTGGTCTACGCCCAGTCCCAGATGGCGCTGGAGGGCAAGCTGCTGGCCGAGTACCGCGCCGACGTGAACCTGCTGGCCGAGGCCATCACCCAGAGCGGCGGGACCATCCCGCCCGAGGAGCCGGAAACCTGACATGGAAGAAACCGCTGAGATCAGGCTGGAGCAGTTCGCCGCCGCCATGGAGGCCGAGAGCGCGGAGATGATCCCGCCCTCGTACCAGACGCCACAGGCCACGCAGTTCATCGCCGACATCCGAGAGGTGCTGGCCAAGCTGGCCGCGACCTGATGGCCCGCACGCTCGACCTGAGCCTGAGCGCCCGGCGCATCGAGCAGGGAAAATATTGGCTCTGGGACATGGAGTGCCCGACCGAGGTGATGGCCGCCTTCGAGCGGTCCCTGGCGCGGCGCGGCCACATGCTCCAGCGTGACGGCGACCTGCTGGTCGGCTGGGTCATCGAGCAGTCGCTGGTGAGGGGCGACTTCGGGATGGTCAGCCAGATGCGGGTCGCGCTGGAGGAACTCGGGTGGCATCCGTCGACCGACACACCCTGACCCCTCGCACCCCGCCCGGCCAGCCCGTGGCCTTCGTCGCGAACCTGCCGCTGGACTGGATGGAGGCGATGGCCTGGAGCGACGCCGAGGCCAAGGTCGCGGGACATGCGCAGCTGGAACTGCTGCGGGCGTGGAAGGTGAAGATGGCCCTGATCCACGGGTCCTGGGTGATGGACGAACTCCCCGACTTCTAAACTGGTGACGCGTTCTTTGGACTTGACATGCCGATAACAAAGTCGTATACTTGGTATACAGTTAGGGATTGTCCCTGAACTGGCCCCGGGACCGTTTACCCCGGGGTAAACCCACCAAGGAGCCTTGAGCCACATGGCCAAGCACAGCGACTACCCGAAGGGCAAGACCACCCACCGCGACCCGCAGCCCGCCCCCAAGGCGGACTGGAAGCGCGACCGCTGGGAACAGCGCAACGCCAAGACCATCGCCCGCCGCAACGTGACGGGGGGGTTCTGATGTCCCTCGCCTACAGAAGCCTCGGCCACCAGCTGCAAGGCCGCTGGGTGAGCGCGCCGCTCGACGTGGACGTGATCCACACCGTGTACGAGCCCGGCGTGTTCGCCTACCTCGCCCTGGCCGACGGCAAGCCCGACGCCCACTGGCGTGCCCATCTGCTGTTCAAGCGGCAGGACGAGATCACCCAGGCCCGCCGGGAGGTGCGCTGATGCGAACCTGGGCCATCATCATCGGCTTCTGGCTGATCTGCTTCCTGATCGTCTTCGCGTCGAAGGGAGCTTGACCATGAGCAACGTCATCCCGTTCCCCCAAGGCGGGAAGTCCGCCATCGTGCGGGAGGCAGCTTCGGCTGCCTCCCTGCCGACCATCGAGCTTCCGATGGACGACAACGACACCCATCCCCGCGACCTGACCGACGCTGCGCTGGCGCAGCACGTCGAGATGGCCAGGGATGGGGTCGAACTGCCGTACCTGCTCGTGGCCTACGAGTTCGAGGTGAGCCGCCGCGACGAGGCCGCCCTCGCCCTCCTGCGTGAGCAGGGGGAGCGGGAGGCGGCCGTTTACCCCGGGGTAAACGCCGTTGCCCCTCCCTACCCGCTCAAGGGTGAGACGTATCGCCAGTTCAAAGAGCGCCTGGATCGGGACTACCCGGATCGGTACATCGCCAACGGCCCTGCGGGGCCGAGCGACGCCCGCAATCCGTGGTGGGTCGAGAACGGTCACATGTTCCGCACGCCGGACCCGGACGAAGTGCTGCTCAAGGACGACGACGACGACGACGACGACGACGACGAGCCCAACTGGGACCCGGAGTGCGACTGCGGCATGTGTCTCGCCGCTGCCGACCGCTACCGCGCCGCCCGCAAAGCGAAGGAAGACATCTGATGAACATCCAAGACATCCGAGCCCTGGCGGGCTGCATCTACCGCAACAGTCCCGGCGGCCATGAGCCGCCGGGGAGGATCGAGGCGTGGGTCTCGTTCGTCGAGGAACTGGCCGACGAGATCGGCCGCCGCAACCGGGGCTGGCAGCCTGACGCGAGCCGTGACGACTACATGGTGACGGATCACAGGTTCAACGCCGAGGTGTTCGCCGGGGCGTGCGAGGGCCGGGGCAGCTACAGCCTGTCCGACCCCGAGGAGAACACCGAAAGCTGGGAGAACGAGGTGCTCGACCCGATCTTCACCAGCCCGGTCGTGCTCGGGAGCGACGTCTGATGTTCGACTACGCCGGACCCTACCTCATCATCGGCCTGATCACCCTGGTGGTGCTGGCCAAGCTCGCGGAGATTTTCCAGTGACCCACGACGAGATCATGCAGATGCAGGCCGCGCCCACCCGCGACCTGTCCGTCCACGAACAGTGGGCCCGACGACAGGCGTGGCGGGACGTCGAGGACCCGCACGACGTCGAGGCGTGGGGCGTGGCCTATGAGAAGTACGTCGAGATCGCCCGCAGCCCGGCCTCTCCGTCGCTGCGGCGCGACTGGAAGGAACGGCTGGGTGATTTCCTGGGCTCGATGACCGATGGTGACGCATGACCGAGATCACCAAACCGTTCCTGCCGGTGGTCAACGAGCCCGCCGTCAAGCGCAACCCCGAGCACTGGCCTGCGATGGTCAGCGGGTTCCTCGCCTGCGGCTACGGCGGCGAGAAGACCCGCATCGAGGAGGAGCGCAAGCGCGATCCCTCGGGGCAGGAGCACGCCCCGCCGCACTACTGCTACCAGCTGGCGGTGGCGTGGTGCGGCAAGATCGACGACCACGAGAGCGCCTACTTCCTGATGCCGCGAGGCTCGTTCAGGGACAGCGCGCTCGACCGGTCGGCCAAGGGGCTTGCCCCGAAGGGAGGTGCAGCGTGAGCGTAGCGGAGAGGTTCTGGTCGAAGGTCGACGTGCGTGGGCCTGACGAGTGCTGGCCGTGGATGGGACGCACGGACGACGGCGGCTATGGTCGCTTCACCGTGGGCCGTGGGAACGTCGTGGCTTCCAGGGTTGCGTGGGAGCTTCACAATGGACGGTCGCTGCCGGAAGGCCAGAAAGCCCTGCACTCCTGCGACAACCCGCCCTGCATGAACCCCGCTCACCTCTGGGCTGGGACGCAGGCCGAGAACGTCGCTGACGCCGTGTCCAAAGGGCGAGCGCCTCAGTTCGTCAGGCGGTCGCATTGTAAGCGTGGCCACGAGAGAACCGAGGCCAACATCTACGTCACACCTAACGGCAAGCGACAATGTCGTGCCTGCCAGTGCTTGGCGCGGACCCAGTATAACAACCGTAACCGTTAATCGATCAGCCGTTTACCCCGGGGTAAACGAAACCAGCGAAGGGACTATCAATGGTAAATTATTGGGTCATCGCGACCAGCCTTCTAGGCAACGATCGGGGCATCCGGCAGCAGCTGTTCGCCACCCCGTTCCAGGCCAACAGCTTCCTCAACTCGGTGGGCGGCTACACCAACAGCGTCTACACCTACGAGGTGCGGCCCGCGACGTGGCGGGAACGGGAGCAACTCATGTTCGTGCCGGACCCGGCGACGGGCGAGGCCGTCTACACCCATGCGGTGTGGACGACCGAACAGTGGTGGAAGAACGTCGCCAGCAAGTTCAGGAACCACTTCCTGCACGTCTCGGTGCTCGACCCGACCGCCGTGGCCTTCACCGAGGACGAGGCCAAGGGCGAGGCCGACCGGCAGACCTACATGAGGCCGGGCAAGTACCTGCAGAAGTTCCTGGGGGCGGGCCCGACCGGGGTGATCGAGCACGGTCCGCTCAAGGGCTGGGCTCCGCAGGTCACCAAGATGCAGATCGCATTCTATGCGGCGTGGCACATGACCGGGTCGCGGCCGATCAGCGATGACGTGCTGGCCTTCGCCGAGACCGAGGAGGAGATGGTCCTGGTCTACGAGGAGGGGCCGGACAGCTGCATGATGGGCAAGGGGTGGGAGTTCAGCCGCCACCCGGTCAGGGTCTACGCCGGGGGTGCGCTCAGGATGGCGTACCTGACCAGCGTGTCCGGGGATGTGGTGGCCAGGGCCATCTGCTGGCCCGACAAGGAGTGCTTCAACCGGGTGTACCCGACGCCCAACAGCGACGCCCAGCGGGAGAAGTACGACGAGTTGATGATGCGCCTCAAGGCGCTCGGCTGGACGTCGATCACCGAGGACAACGAGTGCTTCGAGGGGGCGCTGCTGCAACGCATCGAGCGTGGCCGCTACGGCGGCTGGCTGATGCCCTACCTTGACCATGAGTACGGGGTAGAGGAGACGCAACGTGACGGCAAGCGGTGGTGGCGCATGACCCACGAGGCCGACCATCAGGACAGCGTCGACGGGGAATACAGCCAGGGCGAGGACAGGTTCACCTGCGATTGCTGCGAAGACACGTTCCCCGACAACGGGGACTATAGCTACACCGTCTACACGTCGTGGCGCAGGTCGGGTTCGACCGGCGGCAACGGCTGGGGCGTCGGCGAGTGCAGCTGGTGCGAAAGCTGCCGGGACAACAACGCCTTCTGGTGCGAAGGCAGCGACGAGCATTACGACCACGACCGGGCCAGCTACGTCGAGGTGAGCGGCGCGACCTACGAGCGGAACTGGTTCCTCGCCAACGACGGGTGGGAGTGCTCGATCTCCGAGCGCTACTACTTCCGGGGTGACAACGATCCGGTGGTGCTGGCCGACGGGTCGCTGATCCACGAGAGCGAGGTGGAGGACGGGACGTTCGTCTGCTTCTACACCGGCCTGCGCTGGCCGAGCATGATGGAGGACGACCATGTGCCCGGCTACCACATCGGGTTCAGAGGGTGGCAGGTCCACCCCGTCGAGTACGAGTGCGTGGTCCCCGCCATGCCCGACGACCCGGCGGACGTGGAGGCGTGGGCTGCGGCCCACCCCCTGCCTGACGTCGGCATCGCCTACCTGCCGCCGCCGATCAGCGACCTGCAGTTCGAGCCCAGCCTCACCAAGATGCTGGCCCAACTTCGGCCGGTGCTGAGCTTCGTCACGCCCAGGTCCTGGGCCGACATCAACGTCAACTCCTGAGCGAAGGAACACCTATGTCCAAGAACCCGGAAGCCGACAAGATCGTGGCCGAGATGGTGGCCACCGCCAACGAACGCCGCACCGAGATCGTCCGCGTCAACGTGGCGACCAACGTGGAGGAGGAACGCTACGTCGCGGTCACCGACGACGTCACCTACGTCAGGACGTCGAGGCCGATCTACAAGTTCGACGGCCCGATGCCGATGAACGAGCGGCAGCGCGACAACATGACCCTGCTCTGCCGCACCGAGAGCGCCATGCCTACCGGCTACGACTACCGGCCCAGCGAGGCGCTGCGTGAGGACCCGTCCATCCACAAGCTGCTGGACATGCTGGAGACGTGTCGCCCGGGAGGGTCGGTCGAGGAGGAGGCGTTCATCCAGACCTACCTCATGCCGCACGACCCCTACGTGGACGGCTACGGCAACCACATCATCACGGTGGACGGGCCGGAGGCGTACCCCAACATCCTGTGGTCCTGCCACACCGACACCGTCCACCGGCACGGCGGCGCGCAGAAGGTGGAGGTGACCAGCGGCGTGGCCTGGACCAGCGACGGGTCCTGCCTGGGTTCCGACGACACGGTCGGCATCTGGCTGGCGCTGGAGATGATCGTGGCCAAGGTGCCGGGGACCTACGTCTTCCACCGGGAGGAGGAGAGCGGAGGAGGAGGCTCGCTGTGGCTGGCCGCCAACGGGTCGGACTACATCGGCCAGTTCGATGCGGCCATCGCCCTGGACCGGGCGGGCTACGCCGACGTCATCACCTACCAGGGTGGCCAGCGGTGCTGCTCGGACGAGTTCGCCCGGAGCGTGGCCGCCCTGCTCGGCGGCAGGTTCAAGCCGTGCGACGGGGGCGTGTTCACCGACACGGCCAACTACGTCGACCTGATCGGCGAATGCACAAACTTGAGTGTAGGGTACTTCAAGCAGCACGGCCCGATGGAGCACACCAACCTGAGCTTCGCCGCCAACCTGCGCGACGCGCTGATCGCCGCCGACTGGACCAAGCTGGTGCTCAAGCGCCAGCCCGGCGAGGTGGAGGAGACCGACCGCTGGGGCTGGTTCGACAACAGCCGCTCCTATGGCCAGCTGCCCAAGCGGGACCGGGGTGCGCCCGCCTACGGCGGTCAGGCCGAGGCGATCGACGACATGGAGAAGTTCGTCAGCGAGTACCCCTGGGTGGTGGCCCAGTACCTCGTGGAGTTGGGCGTCAGCATCGACGATCTCGACCTGTACGAGCCGGGCGACGCGACCATCGGGGGGAAGGAGTGGTGAGCGGCTACAGTCCCGAGACCAAGGACCTGCTGTGGCCACCTGCTTTCGAGCAGGTGGCGGCGGCCGAAGGCTGGCAGCTGCGCGGCATCCACGGCGACGTCGAGGTGGACTACGACCCGATCCCCGACAACATGGGCGGCAGCCCGTACCGCGTGCTGATCGCCTGGATCATCCTCAACGCCTACGTCCTCGGCAGCCCGGCGCACCTCACCGCCTGGGAGTTCGAGTACGCCGCCAACAAGGAAATCTACGACGACGGACAGGTGCCCGGCGACAGCATGTACCGGGTCTACAACGACGCCACTGGCGAGGTGTCGTGGGTTGCGGACGACGGCCATGAGTGGCGGCGATGAGGGGCCGCGCCATCAAGGAGACCCGGCGCTTCTGCAACCCGAAGGTCACGCAGTTCGGCCGCATCGGGCACCCCGCACCGCTCGACCGCAAGATGGTGAGGTGTGCAGGCGTGACGTTCGAGGACCGGCAGGAGGGCACGAAGTGGACGCTCCGCAAGTACGACCCCTACCCGCCGGACTGGCCAGCGATGGACGTGTGGACGATGCAGCAGCTGATCCCCGTCGAGCAGCAGTCCAAGCGGGGCGTCGGCTACAGCAACCAGCGCCCGGTGCCGGAGGAGTTCGTGCCCGACGACGTGAAGGAGTTCGGTATCGCACAGCTTGTTCGGATGCGGCTCAACGGACAGGTGCGGGGATGAGGGGGAAGATCGCTGCCGTCCTGGCCGTCTACTTCGTGAGCCTGTTCGTCGGCTGGTATGTGCTCTGGCCTCGGGACTGCGAGACCGACACCGAGTGCTTCGTCACCCCGCCCTGCGTCCTCACCCCCGGGTGTGACGGCGGGCCGGACCCGGCGCACCAGCCGTGGGCGTGGCTGCCATGACGTGGTCCATCGACGAGGCGGTGCTGATCGCCCTGGCCACGCAGCAGGGCCACGACCTGCAACCCTGGAAGCCGTTCGCTACGTCGGCGGGCCGCGCCCAGTGCGTGTTCTGCGAGCGGCTCTACAGCATCAGCCGCCGGGCGCTGGCCGCTCGGGGGGTGGTGGAGTGGGATCAGGAGGGGACGGCCAACCGTCCTGACCAGTTCGCCCGCTGTCGGGGGAAGCCCGGATGACGTGGTCCTTCCGTGAGCAGGTACTGCTGGCGGGCATCCGCAAGGCTGGTCACCAGCCGGAGGACGACCGCGACGAGGGATGGGCGGTGTGCGCCCGCTGCGGGGTGGCGTGGTTCGTCAAGCGCAGGGCGCACCTCGCCGACCTGAGCCGTGAGAACCGGGTGCTGATTGACGGCATCCACTGGGACAACCCGACCGACTTCGGCAAGTGCCAGCCCTGAACCCAGGACGTGTCCCCCTCTTGACATGCCCATAACAATAGTGTAGACTAGAATACAGTTGGAGATCGGCTCCAGCTGCACCCCACCCCCGGCGTTTACCCCGGGGTAAACCAGACGAAGGACACCACATGAACCCCAAGCTTTTCATCGAGACCGCCGTGGCCCGCATGGACCACCAGCGCACCACCGGCAGGATCATGTCGCCGCTGCTCCTGCTGGCCCAGCCGGGCGTCGGCAAGACCAAGTGCGTGGAGCAGGCGGCGGCCAAGGCAGGCGTCGGCTACATCCACATCCACGGACCGGCCATGCCCGCCGAGGACTTCGGCGTCCCCGTCCCCGTGCCTGAGAACGGCTCGCTGGAGTTCTTCATCCCGCTCGGGAAGTTCCCGTTCGAGGGCGACGACACGCACCCCGAGTTCGGGATCATCAACATCGACGAACTCGCTGGCATGAACAACGACCAGCAGAAGGTCGTGGCCAACATGATGCAGGAGCGGGAACTGCACGGCCGCAAGCTCAAGCCCGGCTGGCTGTTCATCTGCACCGGCAACCGCCAGGAGGACCGGGCCGGGGCCAACCGCATCCTGTCGCACCTCAACGACCGCTACATCACCATCCACTTCGAGACCAAGACCGACGACACCATCGAGTGGATGCTGCAGAACGGCGTCCGGCCGGAGGTGATCGCCTTCCTGCAATGGCGATCCGACCTGATCGCCCCGCCCTTCGACCCGAACATCGAGAAGAACCCGACGCCTCGGGGCTGGGCCGAGCGGGTCAGCCCTGAGATCGCATGCAACCCGAAGGCGGCGCTGTTCGAGGTGATCAAGGGCGCGGTCGGCGAGGGCGCGGCGGTCGAGTTCATGGCCTTCAACGACACCTTCATGTCGCTGCCCGATCCCGATCTGGTGCTGGCCAAGCCGGACACCTTCCACGTCCCCGACGAGGCTCACATCCTGTACGCCCTGATCGGTGCGCTGATCGCTCGGGTGAAGGCCGACACGTTCCCGGCGTTCATCACCTACGTCAGCCGGATGCCGCCCGAGTTCATGGTCATGGCCATGCGGAACGCCATCACCGCCCACGGCCAGCTGACCCAGACCAAGGCGTTCACGTCCTGGGCCGGGACCGCTGGGGCCAAGGCCCTGTTCAGCCGCTGATCCGATTACCCCGGGGTAAACCCACCCCGGGGTCCACCCAACAGAAGGAACCTACACCATGAGCCTCTCCGAACGAGCCATCCTCACCACCCTGAACGTCAGCCAGTGGACCGCCCGCAAGCTCGACAACGACGAGACCCTGGCCGTCAACCGCAAGCACGGGCTGGCCATCCAGGCGGCGCGCGTGAACAAGAACCTGCTGCCGACCAAGAACAACGAACTGCAGGTCCTGCAGCAGGTGACGGGCATGATCCGCAAGGACTTCGACAAGCACACCCTGCCCTGGTCGGTCGACGGCATGCGCATCCTCAAGAGCGAGGCGTACATGGACTTCTCGAAGGAGGTGCGCGGCTGGCAGGACAGCTGGGAGCATGCCCGGGACACGTTCATCCGGGCCTACCCGCTGCTCAAGGCGGAAGCCTGCACGGCGCTGGGCTCGATGTACGACGACAGCGACTACCCGTCGTCCGACGACCTGTACCACCGCTTCCGGTTCGACGTTCGCTTCATGCCGATCGCCGACGACCGCGACTGGCGCATCGACGTGGGCGACGACGTGAAGGCGCAGCTGCAAGCGGACATCCGTGCCCAGCTTGAGGAGGTGGAAGCGGCCGCCATGGGTGAGGCGTGGTCCCGGGTGAGCGACGTGCTGGAGAAGACCGTCGAGCGGCTGGCCAATCCAGGGGCCATCTTCCGGGACAGCCTCGTCGACAACGCCATCGAGCTCTGCGCCATCATGCCCTCGCTCAACATCTCCAACGACCCGGACATGGAGGACGTGCGCCGGACCATCGAGCGCACCCTGGCCAAGTTCAGCGGCAACGTCGACGCCCTGCGCCACGACCCCATCGAGCGCGAGGATGCCGCCCACGCCCTGGCCGACGTGATGCGGAAGATGGCAGGCTACATGCCCCAGCGAGCGGCTTGACCATGAGCGACGACACCTACACTGTATATGGCCGGGTGAAGACCGGGCTGAGCCAGCGCGGGGAGGTGGAGATCAAGGGTCTCCACCTCGAACGAGCGCCCAGCCTGGAGATGGCCAACTCGTTCATCGAGGACGCCATCACCCGGTACAAGGAGCCCGCCGTGGAAGCTGTGATCGTGCAGCTGATCGGCGGCCGCGACAGCTACGGCTCCCGGCGGGTGATCCGCCGGGTGTCCGGCGGCCGCGCTTGGTTCGAGTAACCGTTTACCCCGGGGTAAACCCCAACCAGAAGGACAACCCATGACCACCGATATCCTCAAGCAGAAGCTGTCGTCGGCGAAGACCGCGCTCGTCGTCGACAACGCCTTCATCGCCAGCCTGCTGTGCAGCCTGCGCGTGACCTGGGACGACAAGCTGGAGCCGCCGACCATGGTGACCGACGGCCACATGCTGACCGTCTGCCCCGCTCACATCGAGAAGCTATCAGCCCAGGAGCTACGCTTCGCCCTGGCCAACATCACCATGCGTCTGGTGTTCAACTGCCACCTCCGCAGCCGGGTCGGCCAGCGGAACCCGGTCAAGTGGGACGTGGCCTGTGACGTGGTGATCAACGCCATGCTGGAGCACGAGAAGCGCGACGGCCGCTCGACCGTTGGCCAGCGGTGGGACGACGCCATCCGCGAGCCGCACCTGTACGAGAAGGCGGGCAAGACCATCGAGGGCGTCTATGCCCTGCTGCCTGACCCGACCCCCGAGCAGGAGGGGAACCGCCAGGGCGTCCAGATTTTCGACGGCAGCGAGAGCGAGATGTCGGAGGCCGAGGCCCGGATGCACGTCCGTGTGGCCCAGGCCCGCGACGTGGCCCGCATGGCGGGGAACCTGTCCGAGAACATGGCCCGCTACGTCGGCGAGGAACTGACGCCCCGCATCCGCTGGCAGGATGTGCTGCGGGACTTCTTCACTCGCCGCATGGCCACCGAGATGTCGTGGGCCCGGCCCTCCCGCCGTGGTCTGGCGCAGGGCATCCTGCGTCCCGGCAAGGACGGCACCGGCATGGAGGAGATCGCCATCGCCGTGGACCTGTCGGGGTCGGTGAGCCCGTCCGAACTGCAGGAGTTCCTGACCGAGCTCCGGGCCATCAAGGTGGACTGCCAGCCGTTCCTGACCCACGTCCTCTACTTCGCCTCCAGCGTGACGAAGTACGAGGTGTTCGGGCAGGACGACGAGTTGGACCTGCGGCCCAACGGCAGCGGCGGCACGGCGTTCTCGCCGATCTTCCGCTACCTGCGGGACCACGACATCGTCCCGGCCGCCACGGTGGTGCTGACCGACCTGTACTGCGCCGACTACGGGTCCACCCCGGAGTACCCGGTGCTGTGGGTGTCGACCGGCGCGGCTGGCCCGACCCCGTTCGGCCGGGTGACCATGCTGCGGGAGCAGTCCTTGTGACCCGGCACTCCGACTTTAAGATGGAGAGCCGTCCCTACGGCGGCAGCCGCACCAACTTCGTGCAGATCGTCTGCGGCTGGTGCGGCTACGAGGCATGGTTCCCGGCCAAGAACGGCGGCTGGGCCATGCGCATCTTCCGGGCGCACGGCTGGAAGGTCGGCTCGAAGGACGCGCAGCACCGCTGCCCGAAGTGTTTCGGCAGGGCGATCGCCGGTGGCCGTCGCAGCCCTGACAACCCGGTCATCCCGAAGGAACTCGGGACGGCCCTCAAGACCGCAATGAAGGAGACCCATGTGAGAGACGCCCTGCTGGGGACATCGTCCCTGAACACCATGCCCGAGGCGCTGCCGCCGCCCGGCCTGGAGTTGAGCGACAAGGCCAAGGCCATGCTGCGAGAGAAGCCCGCCAAGGACCCGCTGTACGTGGCGGACCTGATCGTACCGGCGACAGCGGAGGAGCCGCCAGCGCCCGTCCCTGAGCCCGCCAGCGGCTATCTCAAGCCGGTGCGAGGCCAGCAGTCGGTGCCGGGGCGGACGGTGTGGCCGCACCGGCCCAACGCGGCGTCGTCCGGGGTGCGCCAGACCCGCAGCGTTGACGGGCTGGGGTTCTTCACCGTCCCCGCCCCCGGCGGGTGGACGTGGAAGAAAGCCCCCGACGTCACGCCGGAGGAGAAGGCCGCGTGGCTGGAGAGCCGTCACTACGGCCCCCGCCCGTCGCAGCGCGCCGACGGGTCGAAGCCCGACATGGGGGCGACGATCACCGCCCAGGTGCCCCGGCCGGACGGCACCATCAGCATCGTCACCGTCCCGCTCAGGGACGCCGTGAACATCACCGAGGAGGAACCGCCGATGACCACCGTCACCCCCATCCGAAAGGACGTCATGCCCACCCAGGCCGCCCCCACCCCGACCGTCGACGCGCCCCGCAGCCCCACCCGGGACGAGCGCGCCCTCATCCACGACGCCCTAACCACGGGGTACGACAGCGTCGATCAGCGCTACCTCAAGGACGGCAGCGACAAGGCGCTGGCCGCCAAGCTGGACGTGCCCCGCGCCTGGGTCACCGACATCCGGGTGGCGTTCTTCGGCGACTACGACCGCAACGCCGAGAGCGAGAAGCAGAAGCTCAAGCTGGACGACGCCATCACCCTGGCCAAGGCCGCGACCACCCGCCTGCTTGAGATGGCGGGCGAGGCCGAGACCCTTGAGCAGCGGCTGGTGGCCGCCCGCAAGCTGCTGGAGGACTGATGCCCACCGTGGACCTGTCGCCGGAGGAGGCCCGGCATATCCTCAAGCGCCGTCGGTCGGCCAAGCGGGACGCGTACTTCCGCGAGGGGCTGGTGGCGGCGGCCAATCACCTGATGCTGTGGGACGGGGCGACCGACACGCAGAAGCAGATGGTGGCCGACCAGATCATGCGGCTCCGCAGGCCGCGCAACATCAGGCCCCGGGTGCCGGGCGCGAACCAGAAGGAGGACTAGATGGGAGCCGACATTCACATGGTGCTGGAGCGCCGCTGGACACCGAGCGAGGACGGCGTCCTCAACATCCATAAGACGACGCGGTGGGTGGGCGTCAACCCCTTCCCCTATGCGAAGGCCACCGTCTGGGGGCCGGATAACAGGATCGAGGGCCACGTCAGCTGGCCGGTGAACCAGCGCAACTACGCCCTGTTCGCTGCGCTGGGCGGGGTGCGGGGTTCGGGGCCTGCGCCCAAGGGCGTGCCGATGGACGCGTCCGACTTGGCGCTGATGGAGATCGAGGCGTGGGGCGAGGACGGCCACAGCCACACATGGATGTTGCTCCCCGAGGCGCTGCCGCTGTTCGTCGAGCACCAGCAGTTGGGCAAGGCCGAGGAGGCGGTGCTTGCGGCGTTCAAGCACGGCACGGCGGCGGCGATCGAGGGCTACGCCGACTACTTCTACCCGCTGCACGGCGACACCCAGCTGGACGAGTACCGGCTCATCATGTGGTTCGACAACTGATGTTCTTCGTCACCCTGCACAAGCCCTACCGTGGGCAGGTCGACACCTTCCTGATCAGGGCCGACCTGATCCTTGAGGTGAGCACGCGTCGCCACACCAAGAAGGCCGCCGAGTACCACCCGGAGGAGACCGTCGAGCAAGGCGCGATCACCGGCTGCTGGATACTGGTCGACCGCATCGGCTGGTCGCCCTGCTGCGAGACGCCGGAGGAAGTCGAGCACGCCGTGGCCACAGCCGAGGCCGCGCACCTGCGCCGCCTTGCCGAGGCCAGGGGCACATAGGACAATGCGTCATCCCGTGGGTGGGATGCGCCCGGGGCTTCGGTCCCGGCGGTAAGCGGTCAGAGCCGTAATCATCGGCCGCAGCTGGTCACTGTCGCCCTTCGCCCGTGCTTGCACGGTCAGACGGGGGGCCAGCCGCCCGGGGGGAGCGTCATCCCCCCATCGTTTTCACCGGGGGCAGCCATGACCGACACCATGATCCAGCACTACCTCGACCAGATGGAGGAGGAGGCCGACGACCGCATCCACCTCAAGGTCGGAGCGATGGACGAGGCTGCCGTGACCGCGTTCGCCCACCATGTGGACGGGGTGGCCACGCTCGCCGACCTGTGCGCCTACCGCGCCTGGATCGCGCGCCACCGGCTGGAGGGTGTGAGCGAGCACGAACTGCGCACGTCGGTTGCGGTGGCCGACGACATGGCCAAGAGCCTGGGTGTCGCGTGAGCAGCATCTCCCATCCCCCTCGGGGCCGTCCCTTCCCGCCCGAGCACATCGCTGCGCCCGCGACGCGCGCCGCGTTCGCCTTCGCGGCCGGGAAGGGGACCGTGGAGGACGTGGCCGCCTACCGGGCGTGGATCACATGGTGGCGACTGAGCGGCGACACCGATGAGAACCTGCAAGGGCCGATCCAACGTGCCAACATCTGGGCCGCCAAGCTGGGTGTGGAATGATCAACCCCTACGACATCACCGCCTTCGACGTGGAGACCTGGGGCCGCGAGGAGCACTACGCCCTGCAGCCCTTCCGCATGCGCACCGGCCACGCGTGGCTGACGTGCTGCGCCATCGCCTCGTTCAAGAACGGCAGGCTGGTGGCCAGCAGCAACCGCCTGCCCACCGCGCCGCAGCTGGCCGCGTGGCTGGATACCGTGGCCGGGCGCTACGTGGTCTGCTGGAACGCGCCGTTCGACATCGCGTGGCTGCTGGTGCTCGACGAACTGCATCCCCGCCTGGGCATCCGGGACAAGGTGTTCGCGGTCAACTGGCTGGACGGCATGCTGCTGTACCGGCACGCCATCAACGCGCCGCGCTACAAGGAGGAGGGGCGCATGTCCCTCTCGCTCAAGGAGGCGGTGAAGGAGTTCTTCCCGAGCGAGGCCGGGTATCAGGAGGGCGTGGCCTTCAACCCCGAGAACGAAGTCCAGTGGGCGCAGCTGCGCTACTACAACAAGGACGACGCCAAGTTCACCCTGCGCATCACGGTGCTGCTGCTCCAGACCCTGCCCGCCAAGATCAAGCGCAACGCCTTCATCGAGGCGCGCTGCCTGCCGCTGGTCGCCGACACCAAGGTCAGCGGCCTGCGCATCAACGCCGAGAAGGCCAGGGTCCTGAGCCATGACCTGGGCGAGAAGCGCGACAGCGCCCTGGTGCAGTTGGCGTTCAGCGAGGGCATGCTGGACTGGGAGAAGATCATCGCCTCGCCCAAGCAGCTGCGCGAACTGCTGTACGACCAATGGCTGCTGCCCATCCCGCACCTGACCGACACCGGCCAGCCCTCCACCGACAAGGAGGCGCTGGCTATCCTTGGCCTGCTCGATGACCGGGCCAACCTGATCTACGAGGTGCGCGAGAACACCACGCGCCGGACCAAGTTCGCCGAGGGCGCGCTGAACAGCATCGCCTACAACGGCGACGGCCACACGCGGCCGGACTTCCGCACCTTCGGCACCTACACCGGGCGCGGCACCTACTCGTCCAAGCAGGGGCGCGGCAAGACCGAGGTGCCGACCGGCGTGGCCATCCACCAGTGGGTGAACGACGCCGACTACCGGGCGCTGATCGAGGTGGACGAGGACAGCGTGCTGATCGAGGCCGACTTCGCCGGGCAGGAGTACCGCTGGATGGCGGTCGAGAGCGACGACCCCACCATGCTGGAGATGTGTGCCCCAGGTGAGGACGCGCACTCGTTCATGGCCAGCCAGATCAGGCCCGAGCTCAGCTACGACTGGATCAGGGCGAACCGCGAGGAGGACCCGGTCGCCAAGAAGATCAGGAAGCTGGGCAAGGTGGGCAACCTGTCGTGCCAGTTCCGCACCGGCTGGCGCACGCTGATGAAGGTGGCCGCCGTGCAGCATCAGGTGAAGCTGAGCCCTGCCGAGAGCGAGGACATCACCGCCACCTACAAGCGGACCTACCGCAAGGTGCCGCGCTACTGGTCCCGGCAAATCCAGTTCGCCAAGCAGAACGGCTACGTCGAGACCATCGGTGGCAGGCGTGTCCAGCTTGGGGAGTTCCAGAACTGGGGCGAGCAGAAGTGGAACCACGAGAGCACGAGCATCAACTTCCCCATCCAGGGGGCGGGCGCGGACCAGAAGTACCTCGCCCTGCTGGTGGCCCGGAACTACCTGCCCCGCGTCGGCGGCCGCTTCCTGATGGAGTTGCACGATGGCATGTTCTTCCGGGTGCCGAAGGCTCAGGGAGAACGGGCCGCCCGCGATCTCAGGCACCTGCTCAGCAACCTGCCCTATCGCAAGGCGTGGGGGCTGGACTACGACCTGCCGGTGAAGTTCCCGGTCGACGTGAAACGAGGCCCCCACTGGGGCGCATTGAAGGAGTTGCACTAGGATGGTGACGTTGATCACGAGGCCCCGGCCCATGCCTGTTTTCCAGGGCGCGACGGGTGCGGAGCGCACGGCCAAGCGGCTGGCGTGGCAGGCCAAGGAGCGGGGCGATCCGCCGCCGACCAAGGAGACCCGGCAGAACTACCGCGCCGCCCTGCGCAAGGCCCTCAAGGGGATGAAGCGTTGACCGTCATCGCCTACGACGGGCTGTACGTCGCCGCCGACCGCATGATCTCCAACGACAGCGGGCTGCATGGGATCAGCCGCAAGCTGGACGTCTGGGAAAAGCAGGTGCTGGTCAGCACCGGCGCGGCCGACCACGGCGAAGCCCTGGCCATCTGGTTCAAGGACGGCAAGAACCCCGCCGCCTTCCCGCACGCGGTGGCCGACGGGTCTGGCAAGAACGCCTACCTCTACGTGTTCCAGAAGGGCATGCCGGTCATGTGCTTCCAGACGTGGCCCGCGCCGATCCTGTTCCCGATGACCGAGTTCGCCGCCGGGTGCGGGGGCGATATCGCCCGCACCGCCATGCACCTGGGGCGCGACGCGCGGGAGGCGGCCAAGGTCGCCTGCGAACTGAACGTCTACTGCGGCAACGGTGTCGACTACGTGGACCTGAGCGAGCTCGCGACGACCGGGACGGCTGTCGTGCGTTCATACCCAAGCTGATGTATAACCGTAACCATGAACAAGGAGACCACGCCCGTGGCCAGTGATCGCGTGACCGAAGCGGTCAACTACCTGATCGACGCCCCCGACTACAGCGCGAGGGCGCAGGAGATGACGCGCTCCATCGAGACCCCCAAGGACAGGGTCGACTACACCGGCAGCCTCGCCTGCCTGAACGCCTTGCTCGACCTGGGCGTGGCTAACCGCGACGCATTCGAGCGTATCCTCAAGCTCATCGAGGGGAAGCGCAGGGAGAACCCGAGCGTGGCGAAGCGGGACTACCAGCGCGACATCATGCGCGACCGGCGCAAGCGCATGGCCAAGGCCCTGCTCCTGCACGAGGCCCGCCAGGGTCCGTTGAAGGGCGACACGAGGGCCACGGAGATGGCCGCAATTCGGGCGCGCTGGGACCGGGCCAAGGCCGAGTACCTCGTGAAGGAGGAGACCGCGAGCGGCACCGATCGGCTGGAAGCCATCCGCAATTTCTGGGCTATGGTCGACCGCCAGCTGGACGCCAATATCGCGAACCTGCACAAGACGTCAGCTGTGGCATAGGGGGAGTTATCATGGCCGTCTGGGTCCTCATCTTCTACATCTCCGGCGGACCGCTGGTGATCGACAACATCCGCACGCAGCCCGCCTGCGAGGCGGCGGCGGCCACCATCATCGCCGACGTCTTCGCGCTGAACGGCACCCTGCCGCCGCACCGCTGCATCTCGGTGCTCAAGCGGTGATCATGGTGCCCTCCGACGAGGAGCTTGCCGTCACCATGCGGCGAGCCTTCAACGATCACATCGAGCCGGGGTCCACCCTGATCCCGTGGGAGTTCGCGGCCGACGACCGCAAGCAGGCGTGGCTGGTTTGCGCCCGCGCCGCCCTGTCCCTCATCTTCTGCATGGAGCCACCTCGATGATCGCTTGGTCCCACTCCGTGCTGGAGAGCTTCGAGACCTGTCCCTGGCGGCACAACCTCACCAAGGTCACCAAGGAGGTGGTCGACCCACCGGGCACGGAGATGCACCGTGGCCGCGCCGTCCACAAGTCGATGGAGAACCGGGTCAAGAACCACACGCCCCTGCCCCCGGAGCTCAAGAAGCACGAGCCCCTGGTCAAGCGGCTGGAGACGCTGGCCGTCGGCGGCAAGATCGAGGCCGAGACCCAGATGGCCCTCGACCAGAACTACCGGACCACGACGTGGTTCTCCAAGCAGACCTGGGTGCGAGCGGTCACGGACGTATCTGTCTTCAAGGGTACGAAGGCGTTCGTGGGGGACTGGAAGACAGGCAAGCGCAAGGAGGCCAGCAGTCAGCTGAAACTCTCGGCGGCTGTCCTGTTCTCGGTTCACCCCTGGCTGGAAGAAATCAGGAACAGCTTCATCTGGCTCGACGAACCGAACCCGGCGATGCGCCTGACGCCCCTGACCTACCACCGCGAGGAGCTTCCGGCCATGTGGCGGGAGTTCCTCCCCCGGGTGGCGCGGCTGGAGGCGGCGCACGCCAACAACCAGTGGCCGAAGCGGCCGTCTGGTCTCTGCAAACGTCATTGCCCGGTGCCCCGGGCGAAGTGCGAACACTCAGGAGCTTAACCTTGCACGTCATGATCGACCTTGAGACGCTGGGCCTCGACCCGGTGAAGGCCCCCATCATCCAGATCGCGGCCGAGCCCTTCCGCCTGCATCAGGATGGCCCGGCCACCGACGCCCAGCCATTCCAGACCTTCGTCACGGCGGGCTCCTGCGTGCGGCCGCCGTTCAACCGCAGCATCGAGCCCAGCACGGTGGCGTGGTGGGCCAGGACCGATGCTGCCCTGCTGGCCGAGATCATGGAGGGCCGGGGCCTGAGCCTGTCGTCGGCGCTGGCCGGGCTGACCGTGTGGATGGGCGGCCTGCCCGAGATCATCGACGGGGTGTGGGCCAACGGGGCCACCTTCGACATCACCATGCTGGAGATGGCCTACCAGCAGGAGGGCATGCGGGTGCCGTGGCACTTCCGCGTGATCCGCGACGTGCGCACCATGGCCATGATCGCGGGCGACGACGACCTGTGCTGGAGCGGCGGCACCAAGACGGACATCGAGCGCGAGGGCAAGGCGCACAACGCCACGGTCGACTGCCTGCGGCAGCTGCGCATGGTGCAGCAGACGTGGCAGCGGCGGGTCCTGCACGACGCGCCCGAGACCACGGCGGTGGTGGCCTGATGGGCGAGGTGACCGAGATGATCTTGGACGGCCTGCTCTGCGAGCGGTGCGGGACCGTGGTCGACGGCCAGGAGGCGGGCTTCCCGCGCCTGTGCGAGGACTGCGAGAAGGAGCCCGACGATGAAGACGCCTGAGGCCCGGGTGAAGGACGAGATCAAGGCGTGGCTGCGGGCGCAGGCCAACTGCTGGTTCTTCATGCCCGCCGCCCACGGCTACGGGGTGAACGGCATCCCCGACATCGTGGGCTGCTACCGGGGGACGTGCTTCGCCGTCGAGGTGAAGGCCCCCGGCAAGCTCAAGCAGGTGACGCCTCTCCAGCAGATGCAGATCAACGAGATCAACAACGCCCACGGCTGGGCCTGCGCGGCGGACGGGCTGCCGCGCGTGGTCGAGATGTTCCGCCTGATCGACATCTCGCTGGGCTACCCCGTCGCGCCGAAGGAGGCCAGGGCATGAAGACCACCGACCTGATGGTAACGCGTGGCCGGGATCAGGGCAGCGTCGTCGTGGTCAACTTCTTCCGGCTGGGCACGGGGTTCTTCCCCTGCCTGATCGCCAAGAAGGTGGCCCGCAACGACGACTACCTGCGGTCCATCGTCAGCTTCATGCAGAACAAGGTGCCCGTCGTCAGATGATCGTCTCCACCAACAAGCGCGCCATCGTGCTGAACCTGCGCAACCCGGGGCGGGTGACCCACGTCATCCCCTCGGCCCGCAGGTTCCTGTTCCGTGGCCGCGAACTGGTGGCCGTGCCGCACCGGCTGGACGAGGTGCGGGTGCTGCGGAACCTGGGCATCACCGCGCCCTCGCCGATCCTGCACCACTACCGCTGGCCCGGCCGCCACGACCCCTTCTACGCCCAGCGGATGACCGGCCAGTTCCTGACGCTGCACAACCGCTGCTTCGTGTTCAACGACATGGGCACCGGCAAGACGCTGGCCGCGCTGTGGGCGTTCGACTACCTGCGCAAGCTAAAGCGCGTGCGCAAGATGCTGGTGATCGCCCCGCTCTCCACGCTGGAGCGGACCTGGGCCGACGAGGTGTTCGAGAACTTCCCCTCCCTGCGGGTGGCGATCGTGCATGGGGACAAGGCGCGGCGGCTCAAGCTGCTGGCCGACGACGGCTACGACATCTACGTCATCAACCATCACGGCATCGGCGTGGTGGAGGAGGCGCTCAAGGCCAAGCGGTTCGACGTGGTGGTCGTCGACGAGGGGGCCATCTTCCGCAACAGCCAGACCAAGCTGTGGAAAACGCTCGACCGTGTTGTGCGTGGAATTGGGCGTATCTGGTGGATGACCGGCACGCCGACGCCCAACGCGCCGACCGACATCTGGGCTCAGTGCCGCATCGTCTGCCCGGAACGCGTGCCCAAGTTCTTCGGCAAGTTCCGCGACATGGTGATGAAGGCGCAGGGTCCGTTCCGCTGGCTGCCCCGGAGCAACGCCACCGAGACCGTGGTCGACGCCGCCCAGCCCGCCATCCGCTTCACGCGGGACGAGTGCGTGGACCTGCCGCCGACCATGTACGTCACCCGCGAGGTGCCGATGACGCCGGAGCAGACCACCGCCTACCGGCAGATGATCGCCCAGCTGCACATGGAGTACCAGGGCGGGCAGGTCACGGCGGTGAACGAGGCGGTGAAGATGAGCAAGCTCATCCAGATCGCCTGCGGCGTGGTCTACGGCAAGGGTGGCCAGGAGATCGTGCTGCCCAACGCGCCGCGCGTGAACGAGGTGCTGCGCATCATCGAGGAGGCGCACACCAAGACCATCGTGTTCGTCCCCTATAAGGCGGTGCTGCGCTACGTGGCCGAGGAGTTGAGCAAGGCGCTCGACCCGGTCGGCACGGTCAACGCCGCGCTGACCCGGGCGTCGTGGACCAGCCCGCGCATCGGCATGATCAGCGGCGACGTGTCGGCCAACGAGCGGGCGCGCATCTTCTCGGCGTTCCAGAAGGGGGAGATCGAGGTGCTGGTCGCGCAGCCCGACGCCATGTCTCATGGGTTGACGCTGACGGCGGCCAACACCATCGTCTGGTACGGCCCGACGCTGCGCAACGAGACCTACCAACAGGCCAACGCGCGCATCATCAGGCCGGGTCAGAAGCACAGCCAGTTCATCATCAACATCGAGAGCTCGGCGGTGGAGCGCGGGGCGTTCAAGCGCCTGAACAACCGCCAGAAGATGCAGGGGCTGTTCCTCGAAACCGTACAAGCGGAGACGGGCGTGTAGCTTGACTTGCCTCCCGGAATATCGTATACTAATAGACAGTTGGAACTGAACAGAAGGACCTACCCATGGCAGCCGTGAACATCACCAATCTGGTGACCCAATACATCGCCGCCCGCGACCTAAAGTCCAAGCTCGACGCGGCGCACAAGACCAAGCTCGAACCGCTGGTCGCCGCGATGGACAAGACCGAGGCGGCGATCCTCGACTTCTTCAACAAGCACGGCATGGACAGCGCCAAGTGCGACGCTGGCACCGCGTACAAGGCCAGCCGCACCTCGGCCACGGTCAACGACATGGACGCCTTCCTCGGCTTCGTGAAGGAGAACGAGGCGTGGCACATGCTGGAGCGTCGCGTCGCCAAGACGTCGATCGACGAGTACGTGACCGAGCACAAGGACCTGCCCCCGGGCATCAGCTACACCAAGATGGCGGCCATCAACGTCCGCCGCGCGTCGTAAGGAGACCGCATGCCTAACGCACTGACCACTCCCATGGGCGGGGCTGTCCCCGCTCACATCCAGAAGGCGTTCGCCGCCCAGCAGGGCAACGCCGCCCTCGCCCAAGGCGTGAGCGCGGGCTACCCGATCATCTCCTACAAGGGGAAGGTCTGGCACATCGTCGAGGGTGGCGAGCGCACGCTCATCACCATCGGCGAGGGCCGCAACGCCAACGATCCGGCCGCCTCCCTGGAGGCCGTCATCCTGCTGGCCAACCCGGCGCTCAACAAGGTCTACTACCCGGACGGCTACGAGGAAGGCTCGACCGAGCGGCCGCTCTGCCACTCGGATGACGGCGTCGTGCCCGCTGCCGACGCGCAGGAGAAGCAGTCGAAGTCCTGCGGGGTGTGCCCCTACAACGAGTGGGGGTCCAAGATCAGCGACACCGGCTCGCGCGGTAAGGCGTGCGCAGACAGCCGCCGCATGGCCATCGCCTCGCCGGACGATCTCGACACGCCGATGCTGCTGCGCTGCCCGGCCGCCTCGCTCAAGACGCTGCTCTCCTACGGGCAGCAGCTGGACAAGCGCGGCTGGCCGTACTTCGCCCTGGTCACCCGCATCGGGTTCGACAGCAGCCTCGCTTACCCGGCGCTGACGTTCACCCCGGAGCGCTGGCTGGACGAGGACGAACTGGCCGCTGTGATGGCCAAGCAGAAGGACGATCTCGTCCTCAACATCACGGCCATGCAGCCGTCCAAGACCGCCGCCCCGGCCCCGGCCGCCGAGCCCGAGGACGATGCGTTCGCCCGCATGGAGGCGGGGATGGCCAAGTCCGACGCCGCCGCTCCGGCCCCGGCCGCCGCGCCCCCCAAGCGCCCCCGGAAGCCGCGCGCCGCCGCGACCACCGCCGAGGTGGCCGCCGCCCTGCAGCCCGAGCCCCAGCCGGAACCGCAGGCCGAGCCGCCCGCCGCCCGCAAGGGCTTCGGCGCGAAGCGCACGGCCCCGGCCGCCGCGCCGGTGCAGGCCGCCCCGCCGCCCGAGGATGACGAACTCGGCGACGAGGCGCTGTCCGAACTGGAAGGCGTGCTCGCGGGCTTCGACGACGAGGAAGGCGAGGAATAGTCCCCTGACCTGGGCCGGGCGTTTACCCCGGGGTAAACGCCCGGCCCCTTTTTTCCTCAAGCCGGAGCACACCCATGGACCCTATCGACTTTCAGCCCGTCCACGACGCCGATCTCAAGCCCTCCGATCTGGCCATGCTGGTGGGGGTGGGACGCGTGTCCTGCTCGTACTGGCTCAACGGCCACAAGCAGCCCCACTACCTGCACCATGACAAGGTGCGGGGCATCGTTGACGCCATCCGCCGCGCCAACCAGAGTGGCCTGCTTCCGGTGCCGATGAGCACCATGCGCCGGGAGCGCGCTCACTACATCCGTCAGGCCCTGGTCAAGTCCAGCGCCTCGAAGTGACGACTGAACTCCCCGAGGGCTACGTGGACGACATCGCTTTCTTTGACACCATCCTTCCCTCTACCGGGCTGCGCTGCGTGGCCTACCTGCTGCCCTCTCGGAAGTGGGCTCACATCTGGGGACCTGACAACGCGTGGCTGGTCCAGGCCAGCCAGTACATCGACACGACGCGCAACACGGATGTCTACTACGGGTGCTCATCCTTCGCCCCGCAGGCACAAGATAAGGACCCCGCCGTCGGCGGCCGCAAGCAGGCCAACGTGGCCTTGGTCCGGTCCTTCTGGGTCGACCTAGACGTCGGGCCGCCGGAGGACGGCAAGCCCCCGAAGTACGCCACCCAGAAGCTGGCCGCCGAGGCCATCTGCCGGTTCGCCATCAAGCACGGCATGCCCCTGCCGGGTCTGGCCAACTCGGGCTGGGGCGCTCACGCCTACTGGCCGATGGACGCCGACATGACGGTGGACCAGTGGAAGCCCGTTGCGGAGGCCCTCAAGCGGGCGCTGAGGGCCGATGGCGTTCTGTTCGACCCATCGCGCACGGCCGACGAAGCGAGCGTCCTGCGGCCTCCTGGCACGCACAACCACAAGCACGGCCAGTCCAAGCTGGTGAAGGTGGTGCGCGAGCCCACGCCCTGGACCCTGACCGGGATGATGACGGCCCTGCTGCCGTGGGCTCAGCCCGCCGCCGCGCCGTCGATCGCCACAGCCAAGCTGTCGGCCGAGAACGCTGCGCTCGGCGGCGGCATGGGGCCCGACCCGTCGTCGGCCTACATGATCGCCGACCAGTGCGCGGTCATCGGGATGATGCGCGACACGGGTGGCAAGGTCGACCAGCCGACGTGGTACTACAGCCTGGGTGTGCTGCTGCACACGGACGAGGCCCCGGCCATCTGCCACGAGTGGAGCAAGGGCGACGCCCGCTACACCAAGGCCGAGACCGACGGCAACCTCGCCCGGCTGGCCACGCATGGCGCGACCACCTGCGCCAAGCTGTCGGAGTTCCAGCCCGCCGCCTGCGCCGCCTGCCCTCACTTCGGCCAGATCAAGAGCCCTGTGCAGCTTGGCCGACCCCGGGCGCAGAAGGCCACCGTCGAGACGGTAGAGCAGGTGGTCGACAAGAAGGGCTTCGCCACGGAGGTGAAGGCCACCCACACCCTGCCCTGGGGCTACGGCATCGAACACCGTAGCGGCCGCCGGGCGCTGACGTTCACCTTCCCCGCCAGCGAGGACAAGCCCGCCAAGACCGAGGTGGTCTGCGACAGCTTCCTCGTCGCCACCACCCGTCTCTGGTTTGAGGGCGTCGCCCACACCGAGTGGGAGATGGACACCCGCGAGGGGCCGCGCCGCTTCATCACCCCCAACGGCACGATCAGCAAGGGCGGGGCCGAGGTGGCCGCCGCCCTGGGGAGCAACGAGATTTACGCCCGACCCGGCAAGGAGCGCCTCTTGTCCAGCTACCTCACGAACTGGATGCAGCAGTTGAAGGACAACGCCGACAAGGTGGTGGCCCACAAGAGCTTCGGCTGGGTCGAGGACGTCTTCGTCCTGGGCGACACGTCGATCCGGCCCGACGGCACCGAAGTCCGCTCGATCATGCGCGGCATCGCCGAGGGAAAGCAGGACGCCGTGTCCCGCAGGGGCAGCCTCGCCACCTGGGTGAAGCTGGTCGACCGCGCCTACAACGCGCCGGGCCAGGAGGCATTCCAGTTCCAGATGGGCTGCGCGTTCGGCGCTCCGCTGCTCAGCCTGATGCAGCAGGTGAACGGCGTCACCGTCTACTCCCACTCCGACGGGTCCGGGGTCGGCAAGTCCACGGTGCAGCAGGTCGGGCTGTCGGCCTGGGGCGACTGGCGGGCGATGATGCTGGCCCAGAACAAGGCCACCGCCTCCATGCTGTGGGGCTACCTCGGGGCCTACAACTCCCTGCCCATCGTCTACGACGAGCTCACCAATATCCCGATCGCCGAGGTGTCGGACTTGGTGTTCTCGGTGTCGAGCGGCCGCGCCAAGGAGCGCATGACCCCGACCGGCGAGGCGCGCAGCAACAACTCCAACTGGTCGACCATCCTCCTGGCCAGCGGCAACACCCTGCTCTCCGAGAAGCTGGCCCAGCACCGGGCCAACAGCGAGGCCGAGATCAGCCGCCTGTTCGAGTTCACCCTGACCGCCACGCCGCACCTCAGCGTGGTCGAGGCCAACGCCCTGTTCCCGCAGTTCCTTGAGAACTACGGCCACGCCGGGCACAAGTTCGCCCGCGCCGTGGCGCAGAACCGGGAGAAGATCGCCGACGCCCTGGTCAAGATGCAGGCCAAGCTGGTCGCCGAGTTCCAGATGACCCAGGTCGAGCGGCACTGGTCGGCGCTGTTCGCCTGCGTGATCGTGGCCCTGCTCATCTGCCGGGACTTGAAGCTGCTGGCGTTTGAAGTCGAGCCGATCAAGGCGTGGATGCAGGACCGGCTGGCCGAGAACCGTGGCCAGCGCAGCGAGGCCGTCACCGACTACCGCGACCTGATCAGCCAGATGATCGACGAACTGTGGGCCGACGTGCTGGTGACGCAGGGGGTGGGCGACCTGCGCGCCAACCCGCCGGTCCCGGTCAACATCATCAAGCACCCGCGCACCGGCAGCCTCGTCGGCCGCGCCGTGCGCCCCACCACTCTGGACAACGCCGACCTGCTGATCAGCCGCAACGCCATCCAGAAGTGGTGCGCCAAGCGGCTGGCCTCGCCGAAGCAGATGCGCGAGGCGGGCATCGCCGCCGGGGTGGTGCATCGGGACATCAAGCGCCACTGTCTGGGGCGCGGCACCCGCGACTACCAGACCAGCGACAACGTCTTCTGCTGGCGCTTCTTCCCCGACGTGCTGGCCGACAGCATGTCGACCAACGTGGCGCAGCACCTGTCCCTGGTGGGGAGCGGCAAGCCCTAGTCCTCGGCCGCCATCAGCTGCCGGGCTTCGGCGATGTCGTCGGCGAACATGGCGTCCATCAGCAGCTGGCGGTTGGCCGGGGTCATCTCCACCCCGCCGATCGTGTTCCGCTCACGCTTAAGCTGCTTGCCGGGGGACTGCAGCAGGGTGCCCAAGGGGGCGGGCTTGACCCCGTCCCGCTTCTTGGCCGCCTGCAGCGCGACGAACTCCTTGCGCGCCTTGGCTATGCCCGCCGCGTCGCGGTCCTTAACAGCCGCCGTATAGTGGCGTTTGATGGTAGCCGTCTCGCTGTCGTAGTAGGCGTCGGTCTTGTAGTCGAGGCTGCGCCGGTCGCCCTGGTTGGCCAGTTCGCGCGGGCGCACACCGATGGCCGTCAGCACCTGCGGCAGGCCCTGCAGGTACTCGGGCTTCAACAGCACGTCGCCCTTCTTGTCGGTCAGGCCCTCGCGTCCAATCCGCTCGGCCTTCATCAGGTTGGCGAAGCCGGTCGGCGCGATGGTCTCTACCGCCCGTACCCAGTCGTGGTCGGTCACGCCGAAGCCCCACCCGTCGATGGCCTTGGAGATCAGGCCACCCGACGGACCCAGCGCCGCCTTGGCCAGTTCGGCGTAGAACTCCTCCTTGCTGGTGGCGCTGCTGATGTCGGGGGCCAGCGCGGCGACGTTGCCCAGGCCCATCCTGTCGCTGGTGTCAGCGCCCAGCGCGTAGGGTGCGCCCTTGAACAGGAAGTCGGACCACCAGTTCTGCTTGCCGCCCTCGCCGCCCTCGCCCAGCGCCGCCCGCAGGTCTTCCTTCCAGTCCGAGTAGTCCTTGTCGTCGTCGTCATCGAACAGGTTCATGATCGCGGCGACGGCCGGGCCCAGCAGGGATGCGGCGGGCATGCCGAGGATGCCGCCGACCGCCAGCATGTGGCCGCTCAGGAAGGCCAGCGCCTTCATCCCCTCGGCGCGCTCCTCAGGCGACACGCCCTTCTTGAAGAAGGCCCGGTGGAACTCCTTGCCCAGCAGCGAGCCCATGATGAACTGGAACTTCTTGAACTGCAGCAGCACCTTGCCCGCGTTGCCCAGCTGGTGGAACGGGGTCGGAGCGTTGAACCCGCTGTAGTCGCCGTGGGTGTCGTAGATCAGCTTCGAGGCCGCCTCCATCGCCTCGGTCTTGGACTTGCCGTCGGCCAGCGCGGCGCGGTAGGCGGCCGACCCGGTGGCCACGCGGTTGGCCACCTCGACGCGCTGCGGGAACATGCGGAAGAAGCGGGTGGCCAGCCGCTGGGCGTCGGGGATCAGGCCGTCGCCGTTGATCTCCCACTTGCCCAGGTCCATGGCGAAGCCCGCATCGAGGCGGCCGCGCTTGGCCAGGAAGTCGACCAGTTCCTTGATGTCGTCGGGGGCCTTGGAGAAGTCGACCCGCTCGAACAGGCTGGTGCCCTTGGTCATGGCGAAGAAGTCTTTGTACCCCCGCGCCATCATGCCGATGGCCTTGGGGTAGCCGTACTGCGAGGCCAGGACCGGCAGGGTGATGAGGATCGCCTGACTGGCGTTCTGCAGGTAGTAGAAGGGCGACGTCAGCAGGGTCCACGCCGAGATCGTCGACACCACCTTGTCGACCGTGCGGCTGGGCTGGACCCCGGCGTTGGCCGTGTAGCGGTACATCACCTCGTTGACGATGCGCTGGGCGTCGGTGCGCGCCGCGCCGCGCAGGTCGGCGGCCTGGGCGTGCATGTCGCGCAGGGCCTTGTGCATCACCGGGCCGTTGTGCATCGAGGCGATCAGGCTGGCCTGCGCTTTGGCCCGGCTAACGAAGGCCATCATCATGTTGATGCCCTCGCCGGTCACCGGGTCGGTGGCGGGGACCTTGTTACGGCCAAGCTCTGCCTTCCGGCCTGAGGTTTCCGACAGGGTGTGCAGGTACATGTCGGTGATCAGCCGGTTCAGCCGCTTGGCGACCTCAGACCCCTTCTCGGTGCTACCTGCAGCGGACGTGCGCAGCTGGTCCAGCGCCAGGAAGATGGCGTCGCGGTGGATCGCCCCCTCCGGCACCTTGCTGCGCTCGAAGCGATCGACGCCGCCGGGGAACGCGGTCTCGACGTGGGAGGCCAGCGCCTCGGCCTCATGCACGGTGTCGCGGAAGTCGACGAAGTGGTGCTTCGGGTCGGAGATCATCTTCTGGATGGCCTCCTTGTCGTTGGCCTTCTCGGCGGCGCGGAAGGCCGGGCTCTTGGCGACCACGACCCACGACCCCGACCGCTTGAGCGGCATGTAGGGCAGGCCCTCCTGGGTGTCGAAGGCGCGCGACAGGTGGCGCACGGCGCGGTCCTTGCGCGCGGCGATGGCGTCCTTCGCTTTCTGCGACGCGCCGCTGGCCTCGGCCGCATCCATCTCGGCCTTGTAGTCGGCGTTGATCTGGGTGGACGCCTCGGCCTTCATGGCGTTGTTGATGTCATAGTTGAGCTTGAACGCCTCGCGCATGACCTGCTGCGCCTCGGCCGACATGACCTTGAACTGGTCGTTCAGCTTCTTGGAGATCACCACCTTGGCGCGGACGGACGCCGGTAGGTGCGTCGGCTCGAACGCCCACTCGTCGCTCTCGGTGCTGTCCTGCATCAGCCGGTTCACCGACCCCGGCTTCACCCCCTTCTCCTTGGACGACAGGCGCTCGTACTTCTCCTTGGTCTTGAGCGCCCGCTCCTCGAACGCACGGCCCTCGGCGTGGCCAGCGGAGTGCGCCTCGATCACCCGCCGCCCGGCGTCAACACCCATGCTGCGCAGGATGTTGGCGAGGTCTTCGGTCATCGTCAGGTAGACGTGGCCGCTCTTGCCGAGGTTGTCGGCGACGGCGTGCAGCGCGGTGGCCGACTTCTTCACGGCGGTGCGCTTGGCGTAGGGGCCGGGGTCGGTGCGGCGGGACTTGAACCCGGGTCCGTTGTCCCGCTGCGGGACCGATGAGCCGATGGCCGCTGTGCGCGCCTTCGACCCGACTTCGCCACTGTCGATGGCCCGGACTATGTCGTCGACCGTCTTGTACTCCGAGCCCTGGCCCAGCGCCCATCTGCCGAATTGGGCCAGGGCGGCGAACGCCTGCTTGACCCGCGAGATGATGCCTCTCGTCTCGGCATCCATCGTGATCGAGCCGGGATTGTTGATCATCCTGGCCACGAACTCGGCCACCGCCTCGCCGTTCTGCTCCCTTCGCGGGCGATCGCTGTAGGGCTTGAGGAACTCCCTGATCTCGGGGCTCGACATGGCGGCCTTCAACAGCTTCGCGAAGTCGTTCTTCCTGAGGACCCCCATGTCCTCCAGCGCGTGGACCATCTCGTGGTCCAGGCTAAGGTCCGCGTTCTCCCCATCCAGGGCCACTTGGATGACGCGCTTGAGGCGGTCCCTGGTGATGCCGAACCGACCCTGGTCACCGCCCAGCGCCACCCGATCCGTCGTCTCCAGCATGACGTCGGACAGGCCCCGCCGGTCCAGCGCGGCGCGCAGCCTGCGGTCCAGCTTGGCCGCCGTCGATATCTCACTCGCCCCGATGAGGCGGTCGGTCGCGGCCGTGGAGAGGCGAGGCCGCGTCGCGATGGTCGGCTCGCCGCGCTTGGCCAAGTCCTGGGCCACCTGGGCCTTGGCCTCATCGTTGGCCCGCAGCACCTCCATGTACTCGTCGGTGTTCTGCTCCCCGTTGCGGTTCATTCGGCTGAGCTCGCGCTGCGTGGCCACGACCCGCGCGCCCGGCTCCTCCGGCCACTTCGACGCGGGCTCGGAGAACCCTGGCTGGAGCTCCGGCAGCGGGGCCTTGTCGCCCAGGCGCTGGGCCATCTCCCGGTCGATGCGTGCCCGGTTGGCCGCCATGTCGAACGGGGTCGGGCTGCCGCGTCCTTCACGCCTGCGGCCGCCGCGCCGCCGCCCTGCCTGGATGGCGATGCGCGTGCGATCAGGGGGCAGGGTGGGCTGATCGACCGGCGCGTCGTCCTGCCGCGTCGGGACTTCCTTCACCAGTTTCTGCGTGGTCGGGAACAGCGCGGCGGTGGCGGCCACATTGTCGGGCAGCACGAACACCAGCCCGTTCTTGAAGTCCTCCTTGTGGGGGACGATGTACTTCGTGAAGAACGCCTCCGTCGTGTTGATGCAGCCGGAGCTGATCTTGTCGTCGGCGGTCGTCTTGCTCTCCAGCCGCGCGACCCGGTTCTCCTCGGGGTGCCGCAGGTAGACCGAGTGCATGGCCACGCCGTACAGGCTCTCGCCGGTCTTCACGTCCTGCAGGTCCAGCACCCCGCCGCCGGTGTAGAGCGGCGTAGGCCACCAGTTGACCTTGTAGGTCCCGGCCGGGGTGACCCGCTGGCTCTGCGGCAGCGCGCCAGGATCGGCGTTCTTGCGCGCCTCGGTCAGGATGTCACCCGCCTGCGCGCCGTACAGCGACTTCGACGAGGTGATGTAGCCGCCCTTCTTGTCGAAGGCGTGCAGCATGCCGTTGGGCTTGTCGGCGATGAAGAACCCAGAGCCCTGCTTCTTGGCGGTCTCAGCCATCGCCTCGTAGACCGCGATGGCGCGTGGCGACATCTGGGCGCGGGCGGACGCGGGCACCTCGGTCTTGATGTCGACCATCCGCTCGACCACCGGTGCGGCGGGCATCGTGGGATGGAGAGCGGTCTGCAGGCCCGCCGGGTTGAAGACGATCATCAGCGCCAGGGCGCTCGCCTGCACTCGCTGGGCGACGATCTGCACCGCCTTGGCGATGCCTTCCCGCACGCCGCTGACGTACTTCGCGAAGTCCTCGGCGAACTTCGCAAGGGTCTCGTCCTTGAACCACGCGTGGCCGTAGGCGCGGGACAGGCGGCGCTTCTCGTCCAGCGTGAGCAGCTTGCTCAGCTGGTCGGTCGTCACCGTCAGCGGCGGCGCTTCGCCCACCGTGACGCCCGGCACCGGCTTGGCTGGCGGGACGACGTTGGCCTTGGACTGCGGCGTGGCGGCTACGGCGGCGTCGGCCGCCTCCGCGCCCCCCTTGGCCCGCGCCAGCATGTCGGAGATCGTGTCGCCCTTGCCTAGCTGGGCGTCATTGATCCGCTTGAAGCGCGCCACCTCGCCATCGAACAGCGCCTCGGCCGCCTCGACGCTCACGGTGTCGGCCACCTTGTCGAGGTTCTGCCGCTGGAACGCGGAGATGTCGCCCTTGTCGGCGGCCCGTTCGGTCTTCACCTCGAACGCCGCGACGTCGTCCTTGCGCTTCTTCTCGGCGGCGCGCTCGGCTTCCTCGGCCACCTCCTTGGGGGTGGGCTCGGCCTTGGGCACGACGCTCAGCTTCGGCGCTTTCAGCATTGCGTCGAGGCCGGAGGCGAGGTCCTTCTCCTCCTCCTTCACGTACTTATCGAGCACCTGCTTGGCCTGCAGCGCACCGTCCGACGTGCCCTTGCTCAGCTTGGTGGCCACGTCGTTCATGATGCGGTCGTAGGTGGCAAGGTTCTGCTGGGTGGCGATCTCGGCGTCGGTCACCGCAGGCTTCGCATCCAGCCGCTTGCGGGCCTTGGCGATCTTGTCTTTCAGCTTGCCCAGCCGAGCCATCACGGTGTCGATGGACTTCAAGGCATCGTGGGCCTGAGCCCCCCTGGCCTCGTCAGCTTCGGTCCGGTCCTCGGCCTGCTCGCGTTGCGCCAAGTTCTGGGTGATGTCGGTGACGGTGGCCGTGGCCTTCTTCGACGCCGTCCGTTTCTTCGACGTCTCCTTGATCTCCTCGGCCTTCGCCGGTGCCTTCTTCCTGGCGCGGGTCTTCTTGGCAGGCGGCGTCTTGTCGGCCTCGGCCTCTACGGCACGGCGCGCGGCTTTCTCGACGCGCGCCGTCTCCTTGTCGGCGTCCTCCTTCGCCTTCCGCTCCGCATTGGCCTGCTGAACCCGGGCGCGGGTCTGCTCGACGGTCTCCGGGGCGGCCTTCACGTTGTCGGGCTTGGGCTTTGGCGCGCTCTCGCGATCGGCGGCGGCCTCGGCGGCGGCCTCCGACACGGGCTGAGGCTTCGGTGCCTTCGTAGGCGCGGGCTCGGCGGCGGCCGTAGACGTGCCGCCCAGTTCCTCGTCCTGCTTGGCGGCGAACTCGCGGCCCATGTTGAACCACGTCTCCCGGTCGGACCCTGGAGGTGGCGGCTCGGCCTTGGTCTTCTTCCCGAAGTAGTCGTCGACGCCCTGCCAGAAGCCCGTCTTCTGGCTGCTGCCCAGAGCCGCCGCCCGGCCTGTCGCGCGCTCCCTGATCTGCGCCTCGCGCGGGTTCGCCGGGGCGGCTGGCTCCGGCGCGATGGGCTCGGGCGTCGGCGTGGTCTCGGCGGCGGCTCCCGGCTGGGCGGCCTCCTTGGCGGCGGCCTTCACCTGTTCGCCCAGCGCGCCGAAGCGTTGCAGGTGCTCGGCGACCTTGAGCGCGTTGGTCTCCGTCTGGGTCAGCGGCTCGATGCCCGGCACGGCCGACCGCAGCTGCTCGAAAGCTGCGACCTTGTCGGGCAGGGCTTGGTTCTTGCCGATCTCGCTCAGCGCCTGGGACCGGGTGGCCGCCTGCAGCTTGGCCGACGCCTCGTCCAGCGGCTGGGCCTGCGGCTGCTCGGCCGCGACCTGCCGGTCGAGCGCGCCGTCCTTGACCAGCTGCTCGCCCGCATTAGCCATCACCTCCTGCGGCACGGCCTCCGGCTGAGCCGCCTGGGCTTGCCCTGCGGGTGGCGCAAAGTCCGGCTGCGGGCCTGCCTTCCGACGAATGTCAGCCATCTCGGCCGCCGCCGCCTCGGCCGCCGCGATGATGCGATCGTACCTGTCAGCCTTGTTCCTCGCGCGCAGGGCCTGGGGCGACTGGTCGGCGTCGTTCAGCTTGGAGAGCATCGCCTCCAGTTCCTGCCGCGCTGTCGAGACAGCATCGGTCGCCTGCTCGTCACCATTCGCGATAGCCGTGGCCAGCTTGGTCGCGACCTTCTTGTCGTCGCCGGTGGTCTTGGTGCCGGACATCTCCTCGATGCGCCGCAGCATCTCCTCGGGGGATGTCGCAGCGGGGCCCGCCGGGTCCGCGCCCGCCGCTACCTGCGCACCGACACCGCCGCCACCCTTCAGCGCCGCGACGAACCGGCGGACGTACTCCGGGGCGTCGATGTTGCCGTCGTTCGCGCCGCGCGCCCGGGCCTTGGCCAGGGGCTGGCCGGTGAACCACACGCTCGCCGCGTCTTCGACGTTGCCGCCCTGCTCCCGCAGGATGACGCCGAAGCGGTGGTTGAAGATGGTGTCTTGGATTTCGGGGCTGGCAAGGAACTGCTCCAGCGACACGTCGCCGAGGCCCGCCGCCTGCGCCCACGGCCCGATGTTGTCGGGCATGATGCCGTAGCGGCCCGCCGCCTGCTGGCCCTTGTACTGGCCCTTCCTGACGGTCGGGCCACGGGTCTGGTAGCCGCCACCCTTCCGGCCGCCGGTCTCGTTGCTGGCGATGGCCTCGCGGAACGCATCGCTCGGGCTGCGAGGGGCGGACAGCTGCTGCGGCTGATCGCCACTGGGCTGGTTGTACCTGTCCACGCTAGGCGCGGGGAGCGCACGCTGCCCAGGCATCGCCAGGATATCTACCGGCTCAGGATGCGGCTCGCCTGGGATCACCGCCGGAAGACCGCCGCCGGTGATCACCGCAGGCAGGTTCTTCGAGCCGGACGTGACGGTCATCTTGTCCAGGGTCGGGTCGGGCTCGCCTTCCTCCGGCCGGTTCTGGGACTTGTCCTTCGGCGTCGCGACCACACCACCGACGCCGCCCATAGCGCCGCCCAGGCCAGCCGCGTTCACCCCTGCGCTGAGATACTCCTGACCCGCCTCGCGATTTGACAGGGACAAACCTGCAGCGGCGCGCTCGAACACCTGCTGCGGGATTTCCGACAGGGGTTCCTCGACCGAACCCAGCACGGCCCCTTGCGCCATGCGCGACAGGACGCCGCCCTTCAAGGCGATGCCGGGACCCGGCAGCACCTTGCCGATGCCGGGCAGAACCTTCTCGCCGAGGTAGTCGAGCGCGCCCTGTACCGGCGCGAAGGCGACCGACTTGAGCGCCTGATCCTGCAGCAGGTCCTTCTGGCCACCCTCCGTGGCCCGCGCCACGTTGGAGCCTATGAAGAATGGGGTGCCACCCAACGCACCCCCGGCGATACCGGCGAGGCCGCCCAGGATCGTGCCGCCGCCCGGCTCGGCGACAGTACCGGCCAGCGCGCCAGCCGCCATGCCGGACACCATCTGCGGGGCAGAGACGCCAAGCTGCTCGTTCAGAAACTGGCCGACGTCCCCGAAGCTGCGGATCGACCGGATGTCCTTGGCCCCGCCGGGCAGTAGTCGGTCCTGCTCGGCCTGTGCCTCCTGCTGCCGCCGCCGGTACTCGGCCGCCTTCAAGGGCGTCATCGTGCCCATGAGGGTTTCGGCGGCCTGAGGGATGCCCGTGAAAATCTGGCTCTCGGCTCCTGCCAGCCCTGCCTTCCACGGGTGTCGACCCTCGGGTTCTACCGGCGCGGCCGCGTCCTCCGGCAGATCGCTCGGCATCAGCGGCGCACTGGTCACGCCAGCGGGGTCGACCAGCGTAGAGCCGTAGGGGGCTTGGTATGTCCGCTTGCGCGGGGTCTGGGCCATCTACATCGACATCCCGATGTCGGACAGCCCGACACCCGGCATGCTCTTGGACCGGCGCGCACGCTGCGCAGCCTCCAGTTCTCGGATGCGCTTGGACGTCGCGTCCATCAGCCCGCGCATCTTGTTCCGCTCGTCGATGTCCCCGGAGGCCAGTCGCCGCTTGTCGTACTCGAACCGCTCAGCTTTCAGGTCCGCGATATCAGAGGCTGTCTGTGCGTCCGCCTTGTCGTCCGCCGCCTTAGCCGCCGCCGCCTTTTCCTTCTGCCCTTTGGCACCCTCCTGCGCCGCAGCGATCTGAGCGGCGGCCTTTTGCTTTGGCGTGAGCGGGGCTGTAGGCAGGCCGGGCTTCGGGCCGCCGGGCTTCGGGCCGCCGGGCGCGGCCGCAGCTGCGGGCTTCGGGCCGCCGGGCGCGGCTGCAGGCTTCTGACCTGCGGCAGGCGCGGCTGCGGGCTTCTGCCCCGCCATCCCGGCCCTGATCTTCGCGGCAGCGACGGTCGGGTCCTTCCCGTACTTGTCGAACGCGTGCTGGTAGGCAGCGACAGGGGTCTCGAAGACCGCTGTCTGACCGTTCGGCTCGCGCATGTACTGGCCGTCAGGGCCGAGCACCGCGAAGCCGTAGGCGTTGCCGCTCTGCACCCGCTGCACGACACCCTGGCCACCCGGCAGGGTCTTGTCGGGCTTCGACCAGCCGTTGGTTTGCCAGTCGTGCGTCTCCTTGTCGATCTTCTCCTGGGCTGGATTATAGGGCGTCTTGACGACCGCTCCGCTTGCGGGGTCCACGGTCTCCTTCATCTTGATGTTCGCCGGGTCGGCGGCCTGCCGTGCCGCCCGCACCGGGTCGGCCACCGAACTGCCGGGGATGGCGAGCCACTTGTCGTCGGCCATGTCCGCGAGCTTGATCTCCCGGTCGCCCGCCGCGAACTTCGTCCCCTGCGTGGTAGCCGCCGCAGTCGCCTTGAGAGCAGCCGCCTGCGCGTCCCTCAGCCCCGCCTCGCTGCGACCTGTCAGGATCGCTTGGAAATTGTGGTCGCTGTCGGTGGCCAGCTGCGCCCGCAGGGTAGGGTCCAGGCCGAGCTCATTGGCGAACATCGCTTGGACGTGACCGATGGTCTCGTTCCGCATCATGACCTGGGGGTTCTTCGGGTCGGTCACGTCGGTCAGGGTGTAGCGGCCGTCGTCGGATTGGGAGGCGACGATGTTGCGCTTCTGGTCCGGTGTTGAGAGGGTCTTGCTGATCGCGGTGCTGAGTTCGGGCATCGTCATGTACGGCACGTTCCCGACGGTCTTCTGGGCGACCATCTGGGTGTACTTGTCGTTTGCCTCGTTGCTCTCCTTCCACTTCCCGACATGCGCCAAGTCGACCGCCAGCTGGAACTGCTTGTCGATCGGCGTGGCGTCGCGCATGTCGCCCGGCTGACCAGCCCGGTCCGGCACCTTCGTCGGGTGCTGGTAGCCCTGCGGAGCCGGGTCTTCCTTGATGGGCTCAGGTGACAGCAGCACCTCGGCCGCCACCTGCTTCGGAGCTCCCGTCACGGCGGGCGCGGCGGCGGGCGCGGCGGCGGGGTTCAGCCCCAGGCCCGGCGCGTTCACGTTGGAGCCGATGTCGTAGTTCGCCGGACCCGGACGCGGTGCAGCCACCATGTCGGGCGCGGTCGCGGGCGCGGCGGCCGGAGCGGGCGCACCACTCGGCGACCCGGGGGGGCCCGGCATGTCCACGCCCAGCGTCGGCATCGGCCTCACGCCTGCGATTTGGGCCGTCGTATCGACGTCCTTCTTGCCGAACAGCTTGGCCAGCGCACCGGCCGCATTGGAGATGTCGCCCTGCAGGGTCGGCTTCTCATGTACCGGCGGCTCGTAGGTCGTCCCCCGGCGTATGGCGGTGGCCTTTGCCGCCTCGATGTCCTGGGAGGCGAGGCGTTCCTTCTCCTCGCGCTCCTGCTTGGCGGCCTTGGCCTGCTCGCGACGGGCACGGTCGACGGCTTCCTGGGAGATGCCCTTCGACACACCCCCGGCGAACTGGCCCAGTTCGGAGAGGAACCCCATCAGACGTAGACCTTGACGTAGTCGACGAACTTGAAGCCGCCGACGTCCACGCTGACCGCGTCGGGGAACACCTTCTCCACCTCGTCGGCCATGTAGCCGTAGCGCAGCGGCGCGGTGGCGGCGTCCCAGAGGTAGCGGAACGTCCACAAGCCGATGCCGTGGGCCAGTCGAGCGACCAGGGTGGTGTCCTTCTTCATTCGCCGGTCGGAGCCGTACCGGCTGATCGCCGCCGATCCCAGCTGACCGGCCAGCCCACCGAGCGCGGCCATCGGGCTGTTCGCCGCGTTGATCTGGTCGACGCTGTTGGCGCGCGAGGTGAAGGCGCTGAGGTTGTTGCCGATGGCCGACACCCCGGTGCCGAACCCGGTGTTCACGCCGCTCGCGCCGCCGGGGGCCGCGCCCGCCGCCCCGATCGCTCCGGCCGATCCTGCGCCCGCCGCGCCGCCCGCGCCGCTCGCCGCCGCCAGCACGCCGCTCGCGCCGCCGCGCCCGAAGTTAGCGGCGTCAGAGGTCAGGGACATGCCCAGCGTCTTGGCCGCGTCGCGCGCCCGGGTCGCCGCGCCTGCCTCGGCGGCGGCGTTGCGGAAGGCCACGTCCGTCCGCGCCGACAGGGCGGCCGGGCTGGAGGGGTCGATGCCCAGGCCCGCGAACTGGCGTCCCAGCTGCTGCTGCTGGCCCTGCTGGGCTACGCGCAGGTCGCCGATCGCACGCGTGGCCTGCTTCTCCTGCTCCTCGGGAGCGGAGTAGTCGTTGACCATCTTGTAGTATTTGTCCTCGGCGGGGATGCCGAGGGTCTTGTAGCGGTCGGCGGCCGTCTTGGTCTGGTCGTATTGGATGTCGAACAGCTTGCCCTGCCGTTCGAGGTTGGTCTTGCTCTCGTCGACCAGCTGCGCCATGGCGGGCTGGACGTACTTCTCGAAGTAGTCCTTGTTCCAGGCTTCCGACCGCTCGGCCAGGGCGACGTTCGCCTGCGCGGCTGCCCCGATCTGGGGGTCGTATTTGTTCTTCGAGCCCTTACGGAACCAGCGGTCACGCATAGCGACACTCCTGCCGGAACATGCGGTAGATGATCACGTCGACACCCTCACGCCCAGCCCTGTGTAACACCGCCTCTGCGGTGAAGCCGAGGTTCGTGCAGAAGCACCGGCTCTCGTGGTTGCTGGCCTCGACCCAGGTGCTCATACGCTGGCATCCCATGGTGACGAAGGGGTACTTGAACGTCTCGTGCAGGAAGTGCCGCGTCAACCACTTGCCGCTGCCGTCCGAGGCGACGTGGCCGAACACGTTGTAGCCGTTGAAGCGGTCGTAGCCCGCCGCCGCGATCACCTCCCCGGCGCGCAGCTGGACGATCCCCTTGAAGTCGTCGTCGTGGTTCAGGGGGTAGTGGCTGTCGATGAAGGCGTAGGCCGCGACGGGGTCGGCGACGACCTTGTACTCGACCGTCATTCGGGTGGCTCCCGTGCCTCCGCTGCCAGCCGCTGCAGCCTGTCGATCTCGTCGTTGGCGTCGCGCAGCCGCATCGTCAAGTCGATCACCTGACAGGTCAGCGCGCCGACCTGGGCCTCGATGGCCTGCTGGACCTGCTGCCGGACATCAGGGCGGGATGGAGGCGACGAGCGCGCTGTTGACATAGAACTGGTACTTCTGGGTGACGATGTTGAAGGCGATATAGTTGCCCGAGCCGGAGCCGAATGACAGCGCTCCCTGGAACTGCGGGCTGATCGACGACGCGTCGGTGATCAGGTCGCGCGCCGCGTGGATGTCGCGGCCGCCGAGGATGTCGACGTTGACCGAGAAGGACGCGTTACGCAGCCGGATGCGGCCGGTGTCGACCAGGGTCTCCCACAGCGGGCCGTTGCCGTCGCTGCCACCCCGGCTCCAGATCGAGCCCAGCTGGTTGCCGAACGGCACGCCGAACACCTGCAGCGGGTCTGACCCACGCCCGGCCGTGTTCTCGCTGCCGTCCCAGTTGATGCCCTGGCCAGCCTTCATGATGACGGCCGCGCCCCCGCCGTCGATGTCGACGATGCTGTCCACCGGATAGGTGATCGGCAGGGCCGGGGTAACGCTGACCGTGTTGCCTGCCACGGCGCTGACGGTGCCGAAGTAGGGCGTGGTCGCGTGCTGGATGCTGATGGGCACGCCCACCCGCGCCCCGGAGGACCACTTCATCTGCAGGGTCGCGCCGCTGGCCGCCGCCGTTAGGTAGGAGCCCTCGTTGAGGAACCCCCCTGTGGTGTCCAGGCCGCGCCGCCAGGGGCCTCTCAGGACGTAGGCGGCGTCTGCGGGTCGCGGGCCGCTCGACTGCCGCGTGGTGCCTATCCAGACGCGGCCGCCGCCGTCCGCCCGGTCGTTGCCCCGCGAGAAGCTGTCGACCTGGGCGTAGACCGCCACGTCCGGCGCAGGCGACGCGCCCTGGGCGATGGCGTTGAACTGGCTCTCCCAGCCGGTGGTCATCATGCCGCCGGTGCCGGGCTGGAAGTCGGCCGACCCGCCCATCTGGCCACCCGTCCCGGAGTTGAAGACGTGCCCGAGCTCCCAGGGCTTGGGCTGGTACTCGATCTGCATCCGCACGATGCGGCCGTAGGTGTCGCCACCGGCCCGCGCCCGGACGCGCAGGTAGTCGAAGCCGCCCCAGGTCCGGTTGGACAGCGAGAGGTTCGGCGCTTTCCCGGCGGTAGGGGTCCACGTCATGTTGGCGGTGTGGGCGGTGGTGAAGGTGACCACGTTCCCGGCCACCGAGGCGATGGTCAGCGGGACGTGCGGGTCGGCGGTCGTCCCGGCGTGGGTGTCGCTGATCACCGACCCGCCGAAGCTGTCCTTGATGTACGCCTTCTGGTTCACCCAGCTGGGGTCGGTGCCGGTGCTCAGCGTGATGGTCAGGCCAGGGGTCACGCCGCCGGTGGCGTAGCCGACGATGCCGCCGCTGCCGCTCTCGACGTCCCACCACGCGTGGTGCGGGATGACCGCGCTCTCGAAGTAGCGGGCGTCCGGCTGGAAGCCGCGCACGTTCGGCCCGAGGGTCTTCCACTCGTTGTCGGTGAACGACTGGTCACCCGCGAACCACCCGAGCTCCCCCTGGATGGGCGACACGGCAGGCAGCACCGAGAGGTAGCCGAGGTTCGCGGGCGCGGTGTACCCGGCGTTGACGAACTGGCCTCGGCCACGGTGACGCTTGGTGAAGAACGACCGGGTCTTGGTGGTCGAGTATTCGCCCGCCCGGATGTAGATGTCCTTGACGTCGACGTCGGCCTTGTAGGCGTCCAGCTGCGCGTCGCTGCTGACGCTGATGTTGTTGGTCGCGCCGTAGTCCAGCACGAAGCTGAGCGGGTCGCGGTCGCCGCTGCCCGTCTCGCCGCCACCACCGCCAAGGCCCAGCATGTCCTCGGCGTCGGCGATGGCGTTGGTGTTGGCCACCACCTGCCGCCGCAGCGCCTGGAGGAGTTCGTAGAGCCCGGGGTTGTCGACGGCCGGGACGTCGGGCAGCGACGTGCGCAGGCTCATGACGCGTGAAGCTCCTCCATCGTCGTCGCGAGATGGAGGCTCCTGACGTCGACGTTGCCGAGTATCTCGAAGGCGAGCTCCCGGCACTTGAAGGCGGTCACCCGGATGGGGTCGAGGCTGGTCGGATACAGGCTGGCCCGCAGCAGTTCGCCGTCGCCGTAGATGTTGACCTGCACGCTGCGCGCCCCGGACGCGTGCGGCAGGTTCTGCAGCAGCGAGCCGTTGATGTCGAAGCGGTTGATCTCCGCGCCGTTGATCGCCCCCATCAGGTCGGGGTTGTTGTCCCAGATCAGCTGGTTCGCCAGCAGGGCCGCAGCGCGGGCGGCCTCGTAGGCGGCCTGATCCAGCACCTGGGCGTAGTCGGCGTCGAGGCGCAGCAGGCTGAACGTCACCGCCCGGTCGTTGAACCACCGCTTCGACATCCAGCGGTAGCGCAGCGGCGTCAGCGGGTCGTCGTCCAGCTGGTAGATGTGGCTGTCGGTGTCGTGGACGTAGAACAGGAACCCGTTCCTGGCGTCGACGTGCATGGCGCTGGCCGGGAGTTCCAAGAACGACAGCGCGGGAGGCTCGGTGCGGCTCAGCACCAGCGCACGCGACGGAATTTCATTGGGAAATAGCCCGATGTACCGCCCCTCCAGCACCACCGCCTTCATGGTGGCGGGGTTCAGCGGCTGCCACTCGTCGACCGTGAACAGGTCGCGGGTGACCACGGCCCGGGTGTCCGACGACAGCAGCACCAGCCCGTTGGGACTGGCGTAGATCACCCCGTCGTTGTCGGAGGCGATGGTCCCCTTGGCGAGGCACGGCTCGTAGAGCGGCACCCGCTCCGTGTACATCTCCCCGGGGAAGCCGCCGTGGATGAAGATCGGCGAGATGTCGGTCATCACCACCACCGACGAGCCGATCACCCCCAGGCCGATGATGCGCAGCACCGGCAGGGTGATGGCGTAGGCCAGTGGCCACGCGTGCGGGTAGTAGGGCACCGAGAAGTAGACGGTGTTGCCGACGAACCCGACCAGCGAACCGCCCGGCAGGGCGACCAGTCCCTGCAGGTCGGCGGGCGGCGGTATCCAGCCGCCGGTCTGCAGCACCTCGCCCAGCTGGGCGACCGTCTTCTTGTCGAGGTAGCTGACGTCGGCGACCGGGATTTCCGCGACGAACTGGAAGCTCTCCGTCGTGGCCCCGATCACCGTGCGGTAGATGCGGCGGTGGGTGACGTTCTGGTCGCCGACCGGGGCGTAGACCGGCAAGGTCACGGTCACCTCCGAGCCGACGCTGGGCACGTCGAGGTGGAGATCAGGCAGCGGCCCCGGCGGCGACGGCGCGCTCTCGGCCTTCACCGCGCCGAACGTCGAGACGTTGGTGTAGACGTAGGCACGCGTCTCCAGGGTGCCGGTGCCGACGGTGGTGACGGTCGCGCCGGGGGCGACCGCCGGGCCGACCACGCCCATGTCCATGAAGTCCGTCGGGTAGGGCTGCGCGCCGCTGGTGGCCATCGCCCAATTGGTCTTCTTCGGCGCACCGTCGCCCGTGTAGTAGATGCGGCTCTCGATGGTGTCGGCCACCGGGCTGGGCACCACGTCCACCTCGGTTTCCCACAACAGGAAGATGCTCTCGCCCGACGACCGGAACAGGCGGTAGAGCGTCTTGTAGGAGCCGACGGCAGGCGGCGGCTGCATCGCGGCGTCGAGCAGCCGGGGGCCTTTCCAGAAGCGGAGCTCCTTGGAGTACAGCTTCACGTTCGACGCAATCTGAGCGAAGCCGTCGCCCAGCAGCGTGGACGACAGCTTCGGGATCAGACCGTCGAAGGCCAGGACCCGGATCGCCGCCATGTGACCCTACTTCTTGGACTTCGGCTCTGCCGGGGGAGGCGGGGTCATCTGGTCCTCGGTCTCGACGCTGTCCTCGACCTTGAGGTCGTGGGTCTTCGGCTCGGGCGGCTTGATCGGCGCGTCGGGGTCTACCGGCACGCTGGGGTCCAGCCCGAGGATCAGCTTGGCCTCGACGGTGTCCTCGGCGATGAACAGCCCCTGGACGTTCTTGCCCACGAGGACGTTGACGCCCTGGTGGTTGACGATCAGCTGACCGCCGACGCTGTCCGCGCCTTCGATCGACTTGAGGGCATCTTGGAAGTTCATGGTGGTCTCCTGCTAGTTGCCGTCGATGGTCACTTGGCCGACCGCTGTCAGGCCATCGGCGTCCGTGATGGTACACTGGTTCACGCTGTGCAGCGGCACGTCACCGTAGAGGTAAAACTGCACGACCTGGGCGGTTGCACTCGGGGTGATGCCGATGACGTCGCCGGACACATGGAGCCACTGGTAGGTGTAGGGCGCTCGGCCTCCTGTCGGAACCGCGAAGATGTTCGGGGTGTAGGCGTCGCCGTTGAACGGCCAGAAGACGTGGACCGCGTCGGGCGCGCACTCGGCAGAGAACAGCTGCGGCGGCGGGCCGCTGCCGAGGCACCCGGCGACAGCCACCATGATCCCGGTCACGACAGGCCCATCCCGTAGACCCACCACTCGGTGCCATCCATCTTCTCCAGCACGCAGGTGCCGGGGGCCGCCAGGGTCCGAGCGCCGACCGCGTTGCTGGGCAGCCAGCGCAGCACCACTCCGGCCGGGGGCGAGATGACCACCGAGCCGCCCCGGTTCACCACCTTGATCAGGCCGCCGATCAGGATGTGGACCGCCGCGTCGGTGGGGATGCTGTAGACGTTGTTGCCCGCCGTGTGCAGCACCTGCCTGCCGTTGTCGACGAAGCCGAAGGTGTAGTCGGAGTTCTGGACGTTGGTCGGCAGCGCGCGGTAGCCACCCGAGTTCACGGTGCCGTCGTGGACTTCGTAGAGCACGTTGCCCTTGACGGCCCCGTCGATCGCCAGCTGCAGCTTGGTCGTGGCGTTCAGCCATTCGAGGCTGACGACGTAGGCCCCCATCTGCTTGACCGGGGTGAAGCCCAGGTTCGCGGCGGCCGCGCCGATGTCGAGGAAGCTCTCGTGGATGAACCGGCCCTGGAACAGCTGGTTGCCGCCGACCGCGCCGTTGGCGATCTTGCCGGTGGTGATCGCGCCCGCAGCGATCATCGCCCCGGTGATGATGCCCGGCGCGGTCGGGAACCGAGCGGCCGTGAGCGGCGCAGAGGAGATGGAGTTGATGGCCCCGGCGGTGAGCCGGTGCTCAGCCTTCTCCCCGGCGGCGAGCGCCCGCGCCGTGGTCCCCTCCTGGCCGCGCACCACCGTCAGGGTGTCGCCGGTCTTGGCCGTACACCAGACGACCTCGATCTCGTTGGCAGGGTTGACCACGGTGACCGGGAAGAACTCGCCTGCCAGCGGCGATGGGAACTTGTCCCCCTGCCCACCGGACAGTGTCAGCGCCGTCGCGTCCGGTGTGTAGGACGCGGCGAGGGTGCCGACCGCATTGTTGGTGAAGATCGGCGTCATGGCCTTACCCGACCGTGACGGTCCACGTCACGTTGAGCGTGTCACCGGGGGCCTTGTTGACGACGGCGTAGGTGGTGCGGGCCAGCATGTTGCCCGCCGCTGCGGCGCTGAACAGGCCAGCCTCGACCAGGGCTCCGGTGCCCACCCCCGGCGCGAAGCTGGCGGTGTAGGTGATCACCGCGCCGACGACGGTGGTCGCGGTGAAGGCGACGCGCGACCCGGCCACCTCCGCGCCCAGGGTGGTGTCGCCGAGCGCCGGGGCGACGGCGCTGGTGCCGAGCGCCATGTGGCTCATGGGCGGAAGGGTCGGGGCCGCCTTCATGCGGTCGGCGATGACGCCCTTGCCGACCAAGGTGACGAGGTTGTCGACCTCCCAGACGAGCTCGCTGCCGTCCTCGCGGAGCAGCTGGAACTGCAACCGGCCCTTCATCTCGATGAGATCGTCGAACATGGTTGGCTCCTGTGCGAGCGTCCGCCGGACGCTAACTGTTGAGGGTGTCGCTGACTAGGCATCGCGCAACTCGAAGCCGGAGTTGGCCGCCAAGCCGCCGGTCATCGTCGAGACACCCGCCACCGCTCCGGTCAGCCGGTCGTGGATGTTGAGGAAGAAAATCCCATCGCTGACGGCCATGCGATCCGCGAACCCCGCCGCCGGTCCGACGTAGGACCCCGCCTGCGCGTGCATGAACATCATCTGCGCGCGGGCCTTCGGGTCTGGCGTCGGCCACGTCACCGACATGGGAGGTGTGGTCGTGCCGTCGACGATGCCGAAGTAGACCCGGGCGGCGACCTTGGGTCCCCGGTAGATCGCGTACATGAAGCTTTGGCTGAACCCCGATACGGTGATGTTGGTGAGGTTGTCGAGCACCTTCCAGCTGTAGGAGGCTGCGTAACCATAGTTGAAGTTCACGGTCGTCCAACCGGCCCCACTCGGTGTCCCCGCTCCGTAGTGGCAGTAGACGAGGACTAGGTCGCCGACTTGCGCCCCGTTACTCGAAACCGGGATTACACCTGACGTATCGCCCACCGCGATGGGCCTGACCGGGGGCGAGCCGCTGCTGCTCGGGAACTCGGCGGTCGGAGGGGCGAAGTTGGCGGTGTAGCGCGCGACGCCCCGAGTGATCCTCAGGTCGTCCAGCGACCCCGTGAATTTGCCAGACCCGCCGCCGTTAAACGACCCGATCAGGAGCGTGTTATTGGTGTCGCTGAACAGCGACCCAGACACCGCCTGCGACGCGCCCGCGACCCCGTTGGTGTAGACCTTGATTGTGCTCCCTGAGCGGACCGCAGCAACGTGGTTCCACTGGTTCAGCGTCAAGACCGGACCTGTTGCGGTGATCGCAGCATTGCCGTCTACCGACACGCCGAACACCGGGGTCAGGGTGTCGACGTAGAGGATGAACTGGTTCGCGTTCGGCAAGCCCGACGACGCCCACCGGCTGATGACGGTGAAGGGACCTACCCCGCCGTTGGTGGGGTAGACCCACGCCTCGACCGTGAAGTCCCCGGCTCCGAAATAGTCGAGCAGGTCGTTGGGGGAGCTTATCGACCCCGTGGTGTTGAAGTTGAGTGCCGCCGTGCCGAACTTCTTGTTTCCCGTGGTGAGCAGCGGCGGCGAGCCGACGACGCTGAACGCGCGATTGTAGGGGCCGCTGTCGGTGTAGGTCTGCGCGCCGTTCGCCCCGTCGCAATGCATCAGCAGGGTCACGTTCGCCCAGGCCGGATCGGTCACGCTGAAGCTGTTGATGCCGATCGGCCTCATGCGATCAGGTCCCCGACCAGCCACCAGTCGTCCGGGTTGATCTGGACCAGCGAAGCGCCAGCGGCGATCTCCTTGATCTTCCGCTTACCGCCAGCGCTGGTCAGGCTGACGCCCGCCCCAGGCGCGAATGTCACCGTTCCTCCCGCCCATTGCACGAAGTCGATCCGTGCGTCAGTTCCCCACGCGCCAGCGGACTGCGGCGGGATGGTGATAATCGCTGGAGCAGCGTTCACCATCACGACCAGCGCGCCCTGATCCACCGCCGGTGACAGCGTGTAGTTGCCGCTCGGCGCGGGCCTGTTCCAGTACCGGCCCCGAGGCTCGGGCTTGTCGTTGTTGGCGCCGAAGGTGAAGTCCTGGGCGAAGGCGAAGCGGTAGGCTCCATCGCCAACGACTTGGATCAGTTTGGTAGTGCTATCCGCGAAGCCGATAAAACCCGCGCGTGTAGCTGCGGCGTCAAAGAAATCAATGTATCCAGTGTTCGATACTCCGCCCGGGCTAAGACCGGCATAGCCGATACCTGCGGTGGCGCTTTTTGCGAATACTCTTGCGGTCGTAACAGCCCCATCAACGTTGAGGCTCTGACCGACCGGATTGAAGGTCGCGACGTGCGTGCCGCCGAGGATCAGGTCGAGGCTGTTTCCGGGGAACTGGTAGACCCACGCCCCCAGCTTTCCGGGCGTGATGCTGTCGAAGTAGTGAACCGAGTTGACCCCGGCCTGCCCGCCGAGCGCGACCATACCGCTCGGGCCAGCGCCGACGGAGAGGGCTCTAACCGCGCTGGAGAACGTGCCGTTGGTGGCCGTCAGGCCGCCGAGCAGGTCCATATTCCCGGTCGGCGCAAGCTGCATGACCAGCGTCGGGCCGATGTAGTAGGTCAGGTACTTCGACGCGGTGTCGTAGTTGAGGTAGGTCGGGTTCGTGCTGTCGAACGTCAGCCGCCCGAACCCGGCGGCGCTCGAAAACGCAGCGCCTGCCCCGGTCTGAGAGATGAAGGCGGGGGCGTACATTGCCGCCGCCGACTGGATCGTCCCACCCGCAACAATGTTGCCGCTCGTGGTGATGTGGCCTGCCGCCCCGTCGATGAACACCTGCGCAGCAGGACCGAAAAACTGGAACTGCTTCGCGGCCTTATCCCAGAGGATCGCGGCGTTCGCGGCACCCTGCTCGAAGTAGAGGATCGAGTTCGCGGCGCCAGAGGTCAGCAACATCGCCCCGCCAGCACCAGCAGACACCGGTCCGGTGAACACGCCCGCGCCCGAGTAGACGCTGGCGAAGCGGAGGGTCGGGGAGCCGATATTCTGGGTGCCGTCCGCAGAGGGTAGAAGGTGCCCAGGGTCGCTGACCAAGAGCGTCGAGTTCTGGATCACCTTCCCGGTCGCCGTGTCGAAGCGCGCGATGGCGTTGTCGGTCGCCCCGGCCGGACCAACCACGTCACCTACGGGGGTCGCCGCGATCCCGGCGTTGAGGTTGGTGAAGTTGGCGTCCAACTCGGCGTTGGTGAGCGGGCTGCCCTTCCCGGCACGGGTGACGATCGCAACCATCAGAAGACCCTCGTCTCGCCGACGTAGTCCGTCGGGGTCAGGAAGTAGTCGGGCGCGGCATAGTCGTACCGGCTGAGGAAGCCTGCGTCACTCGCGGTCACGTCGTCGCTGAACCCGATCTCGTCGCCCCGCTTCATCGAGAGCGCATCGCCCATCGTCACGCTGTCGGCCAGAGGCAGGGCGATGACGCGGTCCAGCACATAGGATAGATTGTCGGTGACGGTGACGCCGTCCGCGAGTGTCCTCTCGAAGATCGACACCCGGGTGGCCGCGTCGTCCATGACCACGCTGTCGGCGACGAAGCGGTTGTACTCCTGGGTGTAGCTGAACCCGCCGTCGTCCACCGTCACCACATCGGCGAACGCCCTGGCGTAGATCATCTCCAGGGTCACCTCGTCGGTGACCACCACCTCGTCGCGGTAGCGCGGGTCGGCGAAGTAGTCGACGAACACGCTCGCGCCGTACTCAAGGTCGACGGCCTGCAGGATGGCGATGATCTTGCGGCCGCCGCCGTCAGCCATCGAAGTCCTCCCGCAGCACGAACTGCAGGCGGGTGAAGACGGTGAAGGCGTTGCCAGGGCCGGAGGCGACTTCTATCTCACCCAGGTAGCGGCCGGGCGAGAGGTTCAGGTTGCCTTGCAGGAACCCGAACCTCACCCGACCCCCGCTCCCGGGGGTCGGGTACTGGCTGATGTCGGCATGGATCAGGTCGGCCTGCAGGGTGCCCGGCAGCAATTCGCCCGGCAGCACGAACAGCACCTCGTCGCGGTCCCACGGCTTGAACAGCAGCCGCACCGTCGCCAGCGAGATGTCCAGCAGGTCGTCCGGCTGGCGCAGCTGCACGTAGATGACGGGCCGGGTGTCGCCGACCACGAGGTGGATGCGACCCGTGCTCACACCCACCTCCGCATCTGCACGCTCTGGACCGCCCGGGTGTGGTCGCGCATCCGCCGGGCCTTGGCCTCGCTCACCCCGCCGTAGAAGCGGTTCCACAGCAGCGGCGCGCTGGACGGGTCGTAGTAGGGCTGGCCCGCCGTCTCCACCAGCCGCGCCCGCGCGCCGTAGGCCAGGGGCTCGGCGTAGTAGTTGAAGACGCTGTCGTCGATCTCGACGGCGTCGGGGGTGGGCTGCACGGCGCAGAGGATGAGCATCTTGCCGAAGGCGGCGATCGCGTTCGCGTCCGGCCCGTCGATCAGGCAGATGTCGAGCGCGCTCAGCTGGGTGTAGTAGCGCGGGGACCCGATCCGGGTGGTCCAGAGGCTGCCCCACATCTGGTCGGCGCGGTCCTTGGTGATCGGCTCAAGGAGGCCATGCCGGTTCTCGATCTCCACCCGCATGACCGTGGCAGGCACGGTGTCGGGCGGCACCTCCAGTTCGTAGATCGACTGGTTCTCGATCAGGGTGACCGGCTCCAGCATCTCCTGCTGCCAGAGCGTCAGCTTGTAGAACTCGATGGCGGCGAAGCGCGCGGCCACGACCGCCGCCGGGGCGCTGCAGTCCCGGACGAACGGCAGGATCAGCGGGGTGAGCTCGAAGATCGCGGTCATGCGGCTGCACCCTTGTCGGTGAGATCAGGCGGGCCCAGCTGCTTGTTCGGGCTCTGCTCCAGTTCGGCGGCTTGGTGGCCGGTGATGAACATCTGGAACAGGCCGAGATACGCCTGGGCCTTGTCGTTGCCCGCTGCGTAGTCGGTGTCCTTCTGGTGCGCCCGGAACATCACGTAGTCGAACAGCGCCGTCTGGTAGAGGTCCTCGACCGTCATCAGGCTGGTCATCGAGGTGAAGTCCGGCGGGCTCACGGCCCGGCTCACCTCGATGAAACTGGACCCGGTCGACGGCGGGTAGACGTAGTACACGCGTGGCTGCTTTGGGTCGTAGGTGTAGTGCAGCACCGTGTCGCTGCGGCGTGACGCGTGCCAGTTCGGGTCCACCCGGTCGAGGTTCTCCCGGCTGACCACCGTCACCACCCTCCCCGGCGTCTGGCCGTCGGTTCCCATGTTCCGCTTGATGTCGAGCAGCAGGAATGATCCGGCCGGGAGTGACTGCTTGGTGCCCTCCACGAGGGCCAGGGGGTCGGTCACGTCCCCGAGCGAGGGGTCCATGGCCACAATGGTCCGCTGGCCGTCAGAGAGCCACCGCAGGAGCTCCTCGTCGCTCCACCGCTGGGTGGCCAACTCGTCGATCAGCTGCGTGCGAACGCGGGTCAGGATGGTCTGTGCCGTGACGGGCATCAGCAGTCACCCCATGTCGGGCCAGTGGCGGTTACGCTTCCGACGATTGTCGCTTGAGGGCACGATTGCGAGGTTCGCCTCGACGTGCAGGCCGCAGACGAGATCGTGCTTGAGGGGGACGATGTGGTCGACGTGGACATCCTCGCCTCCTGCGTTTCGCTGCCCGGCCTCCACGTAGATCGCCTTGATCTTGGCAGGGTCGGCCCACGCGACGTTAGCACTGTACTCGTCGGCGCGCTTCTTAGCGCGAGAGCAGCTGCTGTACGCCTTCCGCAGGGCGGGGTTGGCTGCCAGCCACTTCGCCACCGACGCATCCTGTCGAGCCCTCGTTTCTGGCTGCGACATGCGCGTCCGGTTGTAGCTGTTCCAGCACTCCTTGCAGTACAGCTGTCGACCGGACGCCTTGGTGCGGTTGTTGTGAAAGGCATCGAGCGGCTTGTCAGTTCTACACCGGGGACATCTCATGTCCCCGGTGTATTACTTATCCACTCACTTGTCGACGAGGGCGATGGTCCAGGCTTCCGGCTTGAGCATCTTCTTGCCGAAGACGTTCAGGCCGCGCACCAGCTGCCCGAAGTCGTTCGGGTTCTGCAGGCTCTCGGTCTTGGTGATCTGGGCGGCGAAGCTCAGGGCCGAGGAGTGGCCAGCGATCAGCACCCGGCGCTTGAGCGCGCCCGCGTTGGGCGTCCCGTCGGGGTTGAACCCGGCGGCGGCCTTCGGCAGCTGGTTCGACAGGTAGATCGTGAACCGGTCGATCATGCCCAGCTTGCCGTTGCGCAGGATGCTCTTGTCGTCGCCGGTCAGGTAAGCCTGCTGCAGCGGCGACTGCATCAGGCGCAGCCGGGTGGCCGGGTCGATGACGATCCAGCGGTCGGTGTCGGGCACGTTCTGCTCGTCGAGCACCGAGGCCATGCCCAGGATGACGTCGAGGATTTTCGACGGCGCGGTGGACAGGTCGACCGGCGCGGTGTCGGAGCCGAGGACGATGGCGCTGGAGATCACGCCAGCGGTGTTGCCCTTATTGGCGGCGGCGCCGTTGTTGTATTCCTCCAGCAGGATCAGGCGGTCGATCGAGATCGCCATCTGCTTGGTGGCGTCGTCGGTGAACATGCCCATCAGGTTGGGCTTGGCCTGATACTCCAGCACGTCGCTGACGTTGATGCCGAAATACTTCGCGCGGTCGATGGTCAGTTCGACCGTGTTCGGCACCGGCACCTGATAGTTCAGGTTCTGGCCGATCGTGTAGTCCGAGATCGAGATCGACGGGATGTTGTTGATGATGATGCTGTCGCCCATCCCCTTGATCTCGCCCTCGTAGGAGGTGTTGGCGATCTCACCGAAGATGGTCGTCAGGTAGAACTTGACGTTCAGCTTGCCGGACCACAGCTGCGGAATGAACGTCCGCGAATAGGCCGGGGTCGTAGCGAACGGAGGTTGGACGGGCACGGGCATGGGGGTCGCTCACGCTGGAGGGGGGTGAAGCTCCCCCCTCCAGCCGCCCGCTAACGGACGCGACCTTCGGCGAGAGCCTTGTCGATGTCGGCTTCGATGCGCGCGACGTCCTCCTTGCGACCCCGGTAGTCCCCTCGGGCGACGTCCTTGTATAAGGTGTCCATCTCGGCGATGGACCAGACCTTCT